ACAGGAGAAACTGGTCCTACAGGCGCTACAGGAGAAACTGGTCCTACAGGCGCTACAGGAGAAACTGGTCCTACAGGCGCTACAGGAGAAACTGGTGCTACAGGAGAAACTGGTGCTACAGGCGCTACAGGCGCTACAGGAGAAACTGGACCAATAGGTCCTACGGGTATTACAGGCGCTACAGGAGCTACAGGAGCTACAGGAGCTACAGGAGCTACAGGAGAAACTGGACCAATAGGTCCTACAGGTATTACAGGAGCTACAGGAGCTACAGGAGAAACTGGACCAATAGGTCCTACAGGTATTACAGGTATTACAGGAGCTACTGGCGCTACAGGTGAAACTGGACCAATAGGTCCTACAGGTATTACAGGAGCTACTGGCGCTACAGGAGAAACTGGTGCTACAGGCGCTACAGGCGCTACAGGAGCTACTGGCGCTACTGGTCCATCCATATCTTATATATCAGAAACAGTAACAAACGGTAGTCCTACATATTCATTTTCTAACACCCCCGAGTGGATTACTTCAAACGGTCCTATAAGTGTATTGGTAACAAATACATCTCAAAGAATACTATTGATGTGTACCTTCCAAATCGGAGATATAACTACTGGCGGAAATAAAAGATATGCATTTACAGTAGCGAGAGGAGACTCATCAACTCTCTCTACAAACTACATCAACTTAGCCAGCAACGCAAAATTAGGGGGATCAGATGTTCAACTTGTTACAGGAAATTTAGATAGAACAACTAGTTTAGCAACAGCATTTATTATCACGGGAAGTGACCCAGTGAGTAGCACTAGTGTTACCATTACTTACGTAGACAATCCAGGCATTCCAGGGACATATTATTATGCAGTACGAGGAGTATCCAGCGACACAACATCTAATGTAACACAATTTAAATTTTATGCATTAAATATAAGTTAAAGTTCAAGTTAAAAGTAAATAATTAAATATTATAAAAATTATTTAATAATAATATTTAATAATAGATATGGCCTTTACAAGATTTCATGATGATCCTTGTCGTATTGTAAAACAAAATCAACAAATGACTGATCCAGGTCGTTGGACATTAAATGTGCCAGGAAACGGTGACAAACCGTGTTATATGATGGATCCGCACATTATTCCTCAAAAATGGGGAGGTAATCTATGGACAAACTGCATTGATGTACAAAGTTCTCTTTTAGGTATAGATCGGCAACTAACAAGAGATTGTTTAGGAAGTTATAAAAGTCCTTTTACAGATGTAAACACGCATGCCATTCAGTATCCAGTTTGTGAAACTCTAACAACCGAACAGTCTCGTGCTACAAATCCAGCATGGACAACCAGGGATTTAGAACAAGTAGACTGGTATTATTTACCTGTTAATCCTCAAGACAATGTATTTACGCCATTTCAACATAATTTAAGCACGAGGGTTTTAGAAAAAGATTATTTCAAAAGAGAATATGATTGCCAAATGCCAGATTTATCTCAAAACGGATCTTATCCTTCCCAGCCTCAATTAGGCAAATATGTAGCGGGTCCAGTAATATGTGCTAATACAAATTCGTGTGCCAAACCAATGTAACAATATCATGTATTCCAAATATAAATCTATTGTAAAATCCATTTTGTATAAATTATATATAAAAATAAAAATACTTTATATATATAATTATGGAATTAGCAATACCATTAGTTGCATTAGGAGGAATGTATGTTATATCAACACAAAAAAACAATTCTAATGACCAACAGAAAAAGAAAGTAAGATTTTCCGAAAAGAAACAACAGCCTGAAAATTTCACAAATATGGGAAGACAACCCAATTATTTGCCAAATACAAATATCCCTCCACAAAATTATCCAATAACAAATGACCGAGAATTAGTGGATACCATTCAGCATTATCCAAATCCAAATACGGCAACAGATAAGTATTTCAATCAAAATGTATACGAAGAAAAAGATAGGGCAGGAGTCAAAACAGGAAACAACATTCAAGAAATTTATTCTCTTTCGGGAAATTATTTAAATTCAGAGCAATTTAGGCACAATAACATGGTTCCCTTTTATGGAGGAAAAATCAAAGGCAAATTGTACGATGACAATATCGCGGAATCGGTTCTAGACAATATGGCCGGTACAGGATCTCAGGTTATCAAGAAGATAGAACAAGCTCCGCTTTTTAAACCGCAAGAAAATGTACAATGGGCTTATGGGATGCCTGATATGAGTGATTTTTATCAGTCCCGTGTGAATCCAGGAATGAAAAATAACAATGTCAAACCATTTGAGTCTATTCGTGTTGGTCCTGGTTTAGACAAAGGGTATTCCTCCGAAGGTACTGGAGGATTCAACTCAGGAATGGAAGCGAGAGAAGTTTGGTTGCCCAAAACTGTAGATGAATTACGTATTATGACCAACCCCAAAGAAGAATTTTCCTTATTAAATCATGAAGGTCCTGCTCAGTCTGTTATTAAGAATGTAGGCAAAATAGGTGTCGTGGAAAAATACACTCCCGATACATTTTATATACAAACACAAGATCGTTGGCTTACAACAACTGGTTTAGAAAAACAAACGAGAATGATTGCCGAAGAAATCCAAAAACAAAGTCACCGAAATGATACCACTACTTATTATTCAGGCGCCCCCAATTCAACTTTAAAAACGGCAAGTTATGTTCCCAAAGTGTATGAGGAACCCAAACGCCCCGTTTTACCTATAAAAGATGTTGCCCCATCCACAGCAACAGGAAGAGGCCCCATTACAGATGGAGAATCATTTTTGAAAAGTCATACAAATATTGTCAATAATCGTGCTACCACAAAACAAAATGATACCTTTGGTAGTGGGTTTAGTCGTGCAATTGGAGCAGCCATCGCTCCTATTATGGATATTATGAAACCATCTAGAAAAGAAGAGTACAGCTGCAACATGCGTATTTACGGAAATATAGGAGGAGAAGTACCGCAAAATTATGTAATTAACCCAGGTGACGTACCAAACACGACCATTCGCGAAACAACACTATATACACCTCATGGAAATATTGGTAACCAAATAGATGGTGCTTACACTGTTACAGAGCAACAGTCCATTCAAAATCAACGAGATACAACCAATCATTCCAATTTAGGTGGAGCAGGTGGTTCAGGAGCAAAATATGGAAATCGTCAATACGATGCAAATTATCGTCAAACGAATAATATGACAAAAGAACAAACTGTAGTAGCTAGAACTAACCAAGGAAATGCACAACTCTTCAACCCTGTGATGAATGCAACAATATCTAAGTTAGATTCTGATCGTGACAATAATCGTATGTGGGCGCCTGAAGCAGTTATACCCGCAGGTCCAAGTGTGCAAACGTATGGAAAAATAAATATGCCGCAATATTACAATGAATGCTATAACTGTGATCGAATTCAGCCTGACTTATTAAATGCATTTCGTGAAAATCCTTATACGCATAGTTTGACTTATTCAGTATAATACACCATTGTAACTAGTCCTAGAATACATCATATGAATTTTTATGATTGACAATCCATAATGAATGACAAATCCACAAATAGATAAACATATAAGACACCACCAAAAGTTCATCTATATTATATGAATTATATAAAATATATAATATAAATACGTGTAAATACACTAAATTTACAACATGTATCTTGATAAGAGCTAGTATAAGAATATATTGCGTAAATATTTGCATTTAAAAACGATGTATTAATATTAATAAACATAATGTTATTAAATATTCATTCATCTATAATAGAAAAACTATATTACTTTCATAAAATACACAAAATACCTAATATTATTTTTCATGGTGGTTACGGCACAGGAAAAAAAACAATTGTAAATGATTTTATAAGAAAAATATATGATGACAACAAAGCTAAAATAAAAGATTTTGTTATGTATGTAAACTGCGCACATGGTAAAGGCATAAAATTTATTAGAGAAGAACTTAAATTTTTTGCCAAGACCCACATTAATTCTAATGGAGGAGACATATTCAAAAGCATTATTTTATTGAATGCAGACAAATTAACCATGGACGGTCAGTCTGCATTACGAAGATGCATAGAACTATTCAGTCATACGACACGTTTTTTTATTATTATAGAAGACAAATATAAATTGCTGAAACCGATTTTATCTCGTTTTTGTGAAATTTATGTACCAGATCCAGTGTATGAAAATAAGACTATTAATTTATATAAATACACATTATCAAAGACACTGAAACTACAAGATGTAAAAAAAAAACAATTGGATTGGTTGCAAAAAGAACTACTTACAACTATTACTCCGCAAATAACACACAACGAGTTATTGTGTTTTACCTCAAAGTTATATGAAAAGGGTTACCATGCAATGCATTTAATGGAATTATTAGAAAATAATAAAATACCGGATATAAATGATAAAAAAAAGTATGAATTATTAATTGCATTCAATCGGGTAAGAAAAGAGATACGAAACGAAAAACTGTTAATGCTATTTATTTTGAATTTTGTATACGTGGACCCAATATACGCTTTGGGAAATATTTCATTTTTGTAAAAGTTAATATATTTGTGAAAAATATAAATTGGATCATAATTTCTAGATTTCTTATTCTAGAATATTTATCATCTAGAGGAGATTTAGCAGGATATAATTCAGATCCTGAAAAATTGGAAAAAATATCCTATAAAAGATAAGTTTATGGAAACCGTATTTAATTTTAACTATTATAATAACTAAATAAGTTTAAAATAATAATTAAAAACAGTTCTATAAAATAAGCATGGACGATTTCAATATATCTGGTTTGCATGAATCCAAGAATGAATGGGGCGCAAGATTGCTTACTATTTTAACGCCCCTGATTGTAGAAGGTCTGAAATCTATTTTTGACGAGTCCTATAAATTATGTAAAAGTAATAATGAAATGGATAAATATTTAATGACATTTCAAAATTTCATTTCGCGAATTCCCAAATGGAGTCCTGCGGTTATTGAACAAGAAAGTAAACGCATTATTGAACGAAGTCATTGCCATTATTTAGAAGAGTTAATTACTTGTGTCCACATTATTCAGTTAAAATTATTAACTTCTATGCGTGTGGGGCAAAAACAGAAAAAAATAGATATTAATATTCCCAAATTAGATGATTTCATACATAAAGCCTACATCCATGTAGCTAGAAAAATTTATAAAAATGTCTATTTATTTGAAGTAAATGTCCCTCCTCTTCAGGTACAAAAACATAGTCGTGAATTAGAAATTATTATTCAAGAATGTATTTTAAATACTATAAGAGACAGCATCCCGATTGAAAATATTTTGAAAGCTTATATGGACGAAACGATTGAAGAAGATGTCGTGGAAGATATCAAAGAGGAAATTATAGAGGAAGCATTACCTGCAACTGTCCAAGGTGAAAAAACGTTTGTTTCCGAAAGTTCTGCTATAGAAGAAACTTCCAACACTAACACAAGTCAACAACTCGGCAGCAGTTTGAAATTTAATGACTTAGATAGCGTGCGAAGTGTAGATAATAAAGAAGAATTAGTTAGCGCGCCTAAAACTATAGATCGGTTGGAAGAAATTAGTAATTTAAGAAATATACAACGTAAGCTAGAGGAAGACGATGACGATGACGATGATGCCGAGATGCCCAAATTAAAAATATATGATCAATCTGCCGAATTATCTACTTTAGACGTTCATGAAATCAATCAACCAGAGGTAAATTTAAATGAAGATTTTTTATTAGACGATATTGAAATTCTTGTCTAATTATAATGCGTTATAATAATATTAAGAAACTACAAATATACAATAATGGAAAATACATTTATAGTCGCAGGAATAGTTTCATGTATATTTGCTGTTGCCAAATTCATGGAAATGCGTGTTGTAGAAAAAGAAAATAAGCCACTTAAGTTACTAATTCGGGATGCGTTAGTGGTTTACTTTAGTGTATTAGTTGGTTTTTTTATAATAGACCAAATAAACCCAGTGATTGACGCATCAATGGCTCCTACACAACCTAGTGTATTTACAGACAATCCTAGTTTTTAATGTTGTAAATATATTTTGTATAAAACAATATTTCATAAATATTATTTTATTTTTATCTATTTATCTATTTATCTCCCGGTCCATACTTTGACAATCGGTTTAATTCGTTTTTTGTTATATAAATGGGTCTGATATTTCTCAAAAGAATATCCCCAGTTTCCTACTACTTGTATATTTCCTAACAACGACTTATAATTCATCAATGCAGGATACTCTATTGTAAATAATAGCCCCATAATACGCTCTAACGCGCAACGATCCATTCTATTTTTTACATAATATACTAAGTTACTAATATTGTACTTGTCTTCTATTTTCTTTAAAAAATCATAATTAATAAAACTCTGAGCTCCAAAACAACAGACAAAATCACTATAAGAATTCATTCCTAATATGTTTGTTTGCGTTTGTGTTAATTTATGCATTAGTGTATAATTATTCTTTAATCCGGAACAAATTCTTAAAATATTGTGTATGTTTTCTTTATCGTATGGGAAAAACCATAAAGGTGTTATTGGATTTTTTATTTTTTCAAATGCGATTCGTTTATGTATAAATACACTGTCGTGCAAAATAACCGCATTTTCAAACCATTGTGGGTTCCTTAAAAAATAAATATAAGGAAGTAGTTCTCCTCGTCCAACATACTCTGATTGAATAATTTCTATATTTGAATAATTTAAGTCTTCGTCTGCTTTTAAAAACCTATCATCACTTCCATCATCAATAATAATTATTTTAACTAATGGATAAAACATTCTTAACAGCTTAACCCCATGATTCCAATATTTGTTTGTCTTAATACTGTTTACATGTCTTGTAACAATGAACCCAAATTTCATTTATTATAAATATAACATAAAAAATAATTTACAATTTTACATATTATCAATGTTTATGACAATTGCATCTTTAGGTAAGTTTGTTTTTTTTATTATGTATTTTTTGAATTCAGGACGTTGTAGTTGTGCTACAGGAGTATGTTTGTGTACAAAACGAGCAATCATTTTATACAACTTAAAATCAGGGTATCTTTCGGTCCCGTTGTTTTTGTATAATACATTAAGACCATTATCATCTAAACACCATTCTACTATTAATTTTACGACAGGATCTTTTTTTTCAAGATTTTTTAAATTGTCAAAATCTTCAACAATATAGTCAAAAATAGAACATGCTAATCTACATAAGTCAAAACTATAATTGGGTTCTAATCGTGGTTTTTTATCATTAAAATATGGCTCAGTATTGTACTGCGTAGATGCATCTCCTCCTATTTGAAAACTATCGCTACAAAAGGTTTTACCTTGAAATTTATAAATGGCTCTACCAAAATCAATAATTTTGTAAATACGTCCAAATGTAGGGACCTTGTAATATGTTTTATTGTATAAGTAATAAATAAATTTTGTACTAGTCGTGTTGTACATTATGTTATTTGTATGTAAATCATTGTGTGTAAAAGAAAACATTTGCTGATATGTAATTAACATCATAATAATTTGCATAAATGCAGAAAACCATTCTTCTTTAGTAAGATTTTCATTCAAAATAAGATTATCAAACGTATTTTCGCAATTTTCCATACATATAACTTGAACAGGAAATCTAGGAATGTAAGCATATACCGCTTCTTCTTCTTCATCATAGGAAGACTCGTCGGTACGTTGAGATGTCTTATCATTACTATCGGTATTGGAAAGACTGTTGTTATCTGATACATCTTCATCATCATTGCTGACATCAACATCATGATCCTCTGTATGAGTATGAGACGTTCTAGATGAACATGTAGACGTAGATTTTATAGAAACTTGATTAGCGCACTTTAATTCAGTGATGTCTAAGTTGCTAATATCAATCAGATCAATACTAGGATTGAATGAATCTAACAATTCTGTATTTGTTGAATTGGGATTCTCAAAAATATTTTCAAAAATTCCAGTATCTATAGATTTAACCGAAATGTTTGAAACAGATTTATTTGAATCATTATGTATTTTAATAGGAATTAATCCGCCTGAATTGTTATAGTTGTCTACCAAATATGAGAAATCATCTACTTTAAAGAGTTTGTTTTGTTGTTTATTGAAAAAATCTGATTTCATTAAGTAATCCAGGTCGTCAATTATATTTAATTTAAAATTATGTTTGATAGCTAAAAAAGAACCGTAATAATCAACCCCATGTATAAATTTTTTACAGTTTAGCAGTTGACTGGTTAAGAAGACAAAAAATCCGTCTACATAAGAAGAATTATTTGTATCCAACATCTTAGGATGAACCTTTTCATTATTTTCTAAAGATGGTAATGTAAACAAAAATGGATTTGTATCATCATATTTACCAACAATATATTTGAAAGGATCAAGTAAGGGAGCCATTTTAAAAAAAACTTGTTGTTCAAAACTAATATCTTTTGATTGACTATTTTGTATTACACATCTAAACACATTGGCGTAGTTGTTTTCTAGTTGTTCTTTATCTTTTATTTCATTAATTGCCCATAAATGGTTTAGGTTGATAGAATTATAGTTAGTGTGATTCAAAGAAAATAGTTCTTGATATATAGGTATGTAATTTTGTAAGTTAGATAACTGAATACCATGATGGTTTTCTAAATTCTTGAAAAGTGTTTGATTCTTTCTCTTTTGATAATTAAGAAGTATATCCATTAGCTACTTTATATAAAAATAATATTACTTTTGAACTAATTCAATAGTTTCAAAGTGACTAAATCAGCATCAAATTAAGTTGTATTGATTGTTTTATTTTATTTTTAATAAATATATAAATGAATTTAGAATTAAAAAAATTTGACATGAAAAGTATTAGTTTCAAGCCAAATGAAGCAAAAGGACCTGTAGTTGTTTTAATTGGACGACGTGATACAGGTAAATCGTTTTTAGTTCGCGACTTACTATTTTATCATCAAGACATCCCCGTTGGTACTGTTATATCAGGTACAGAAGAAGGAAACGGTTTTTATGGGAAATTAGTTCCTAAATTATTTATCCATAATGAATACAATACGGTTATTATTGAAAATATATTAAAAAGACAAAAACAAGTCCTCAAACAAATCAAAAAAGAAATGGAAACTTTTAAAAAAAGTGCGATTGATCCTAGAACATTTGTTATATTAGATGATTGTTTGTTTGATGCAACTTGGTCACGTGACAAATTGATGCGTCTATTATTCATGAATGGACGTCACTGGAAAATCATGTTAATCATAACCATGCAATACCCACTTGGTATACCACCTACTCTTCGTACAAACATTGATTATGTATTTATTTTAAGAGAACCTTATATTGCAAATAGAAAACGTATTTATGAGAACTATGCAGGAATGTTCCCAACTTTTGAATCATTTTGTCAAGTTATGGATCAATGTACTGAAAACTATGAATGTTTAGTGATTAATAATAACTCTAAGTCTAATAAACTTCAAGAACAAGTATTTTGGTATAAAGCGGATAGCCATAATGATTTTAAATTGGGATCAAAAGAATATTGGGAAATGTCCAAACAAATTGCGTCAGACGATGAAGATGACCAGTATGATCCAAATAACGTTAAAAAACGAGGTTCAGGACCGAAAATTAGTGTTAAAAAAACGAAATGGTAAATATGATCAACCTTTTAAAAAGTACATCTTTTATAAAAAACAACAAAACTTAATGTCATGTTTCTCAAAGATGTTTTATCAAATTTATTTCAAAAAGTATATATCTTGATATACTTTTTGAAAGATAGATATATTTATGTTTGGATCAACCTTTTCAAAAGGTACATATTTAGTTAGCAAACGGACCACTCTTCAGTTGACTCTGTCCATAATCCGTTTTACCAACTACAATGTTTTCTCCTTCAAACAATTCACTACGAATATCACTAACAGATATAGAATCTTTTTCTAAAAGATTAGTTTGTTGAGTATTGGTGTTTTGAATTCCAACTAAGTTACCATTTTCATCCATAGTTTGTGTCAATGCATTCCCACTTTTTTCTGCGTTCTTCATATTATCTTCCATCGCTTTCTTTTTGGTTTCTTTAATCCGTTGTTCAAATGCATTTTTAGCAAATGTTTCGTTTTTGATTTTTTCCTGCATTAACTGATTCAACTCTTCTTCCATATATTCTGTTTTTCCGGTTTTATAAGCTTCAGGATCCCAACATAACCATTGTCCAACGGGACCGACAAAAATGTCAAAGTTTGGATCGGCTTCTCGTAAAAGTTTGGCTCTTAGTTCAGCTTCTTCTTGTGTAGCAAAATTGCCACGACTTTTAAATCCTCTCACTGATGTTTGAAAGTTGTGTTTGATGTTGAATTCTTTTTCTAGTTTCTCTTCATTTTGGTCTATAAATGTCTTATAATCGTCTTCAATAGAAGTATTTACAATTGTATCTCTTTCTTCTTTTACAAACTCCTCATAATCTTTCATAACATCTTCAAAAGATACTTTGTATTTGTACGAAATAAAATTTAAAAACTGAGTAAACTTTTCCATAGATTTAGATAACTCCCATTTCTTTAGGAACTCTTCAAAAAAGAACATTTCCCTCTGTTTTAGTATTTTTTCAGGAGTTAAGAAAGAAAAACATCCAAAATTTTGTCCAGCAATCGGCTTATCTACTTCTAACAAGTCAACATATTTAGGATTTGGTTTACCATTTTTAGTAGTTTTTCTTTCAAAATTATTTTTTGATTTACTCATTATATATTTAGTAAACCTTTAGTTTTAAGTTTTTTATCGCATAAATTATTTTTTCTTAGTTATCTATATAATGAACAGTATGTTTAATGTTTCTGAATTAGTGAAACGAATTATTAAGTATTTGATAGAAGGCTTAATGGTAGCTATTGCAGCTTTTGCTATACCCAAACAATCTATGAATTTAGAGGAAATTGCGTTGATTGCTTTAACTGCTGCAGCTACATTCAGCATATTAGATACGTATGTTCCAAGTATTGCGGTTACAGCAAGATCTGGCGCGGGGTTTGGCATAGGAGCCAATCTTGTACAATTCCCGGGAGGATTTTAAACGGTGAACCATAGATATAAAGTCATAATATTTTAATATATTTATAATATATTATGACACATAAACGAACTAAGAAGACCAAAAAAATCAACAAGCGAAGAAGGTATTCAAAGAGTGGGGGGCAAAAACCAGCACCATTTGACTCTGAGATTCCAGCAATTGAAATGGAAGAATCATTTACATTAGAAGATCAACCATTAAACGATAGTTTTTTAGTAGAAGAAAATACAATAGAGCCAATAAATGAGGTATCCGGTTCACAAGGTCCTTTAGCACTGGACGATCTTAACATAAGTGATCAAAATGGTAGTAACATGTTAGATAATACAAACAGTAGTCTTGGATTAGGTAATTGGGAAAATCCCAATTACTCTGGAAATACCACTTTTGAAAGTGTTCTTTCGGAACCTAGTATGGAAATTGGAGGTAAAAAAAGATCAAGAAACCGTAAAAGTCCGAAATTTAACAAAACAAAAAGGTCACGAAAAAGTAAAAAAATGAAGAAAGTTAAGAAAAACAGAAAAACAAGGAAATATAATAAACGAAAAGTAGGAGGAACTAATACAGACACTGAAGATCTTTCTCCTCCAGCTTACAATGAGTCATATGATGAACTATAGTGCAAAGAATTCGTTAAGCGATGTTACGGGTAATCGGTAATTTTTGGCCAAAACGTTTATTTATAGCGATCCGTCTATCTTGATGTTCTTTAGTAAGACGGCTGAAATCTTTACGTACATCATATTCGGTATCATAACTACACCAATCTGAACAAAAACGATATCTACGAAATAATATATATCTTTTCACTACATTATCATCGTCGCATACGTTAGAACAGTTATCGCACACTCTATACGCTGCGTTATATTTTTCTATCAATTCATCCAATAACACCTTTTTGTTACCTCCCTGTTCTCTAGTCATAGTTGCCATTTCTATTGTTGTTGTATATCTAATAACAATAGAAAATAATTTCAATTTTTTTGAAAGTTATATAGTAGGAATAAATTCCCAGTTTAACTCTTCGCACATTTTTTTCCACGTTTCATCTTGTTCTATTAATTTTTCTCTATCTTTTAACATTGGAATATCATGCAAATACTCAGCCTCGCCTAACAATTCACACAGCTTATACAAGACGTAATAGTAGTTCAAAAAATTTACGCGGTAGTCTGGGCAATTTTTAGAATAAGGAGATTGCAACTCCATAAACAAATTACACAAGGTTTCTTCTAATTCAGGACTCATGACAGGAGGTTGTATACCCAATTTATTTTTTATAAATGCAATGTGTTCATAATATTTATTGTAACCTAGTTTTTTTAATACTTCTTTAGTTTTATAATGGTTTAGCTGTGATAATTCAATTCTCTCTTTTTTAATTTGGAGTTTAATTGTTTCAATTACTTCTGATGGTATTTGGGTGGTTTCTTTGCCTTGGTATTGTGCCAAAATCTCTTTGAAATGATTAATTTTTTTATAAGCATAAAAACAAACTTCTTTAGGAGGTTCTTTATAGGAAGGTTTTTCATTTTCAATTAAATAAGGAACATTCACAGAGCATACATTACATATAAGAAGTCCTTCATCTTCCATAGGAATTAGCTCGCCTTTAAAACAATGTTCACATACATCTGAAGAATGTACAAATGAATTAATTTCCATAAAAGATTCATCAATGTTACACAAGTATTTATAGACTATGTTTTTATTTATGTTTTCAGGTTTTGCCTGTTCTTCAGTCTTGATTTTAAAAAAGTTATCTACTATTTTATTCTTGGAAGTACCATTTTTGGTTGTATCTGTATTAGAAATATTTTTTTTATTCTCAAAATATTCAAAAATAAAATGCGAGTTATCTAGATAATATTTTGTTTTTTTATTTTTTAAATATGTAATATCGCGAATGATTTCTTGCAGCCTATCCTTATACTCCATAACTTGATCTATTGCAAGATCATTTGTTTTTAATATATTTTCAATATCATTGTATTCTTGTTTTAGTTTAGGAATTTCATTCAATTCATTTTTAGCAAATTCATTCATAAATTCTCGGTGTTTTCCATCTAGAGTAGTAATATTTTTTTTAGAAATTTTAATTTTTTTATTAGTTTTTGGTTTGAATACAGGCATATAATTATGAATATAATAATACATTGTATGATTTATTTAATTTAAAACATTCAAATATATTTTAATATATTATGCAAAACCCTATTATTTACAGTAGTTAAAAAATAAATATAAAATTAAAATCATAAAATAATGGAAGTTACAATACAATTAACGGATGATAATGGGAAAAAAACTTTGGTCAAAGTAGACAAAATAAAATTCCAAAAAATGATTTTTTTATTTAATACTTTAGAAGAAGGATGGACTATTAAGAAAAAATCAGATTCTTATTACTTATTAAAGAACCACGAAGGTAAAAAAGAAGTTTTTTTAGAATCATATTTGTCTACATTTATGCAAGATGTTTTAGACATTAATAAAATTTTATTATAATCCATTTATCTTTAGTATAATTTCATACATTTAATTAAATTATAATTAATTGAATTAAATTAAAAATCTGTAATTTTTTTTCTTTAGCAAATATATAAATATGGGTGGTGGATTAATGCAACTGGTTGCCTATGGCGCCCAAGACGTCTATCTTACAGGAAATCCTCAGATTACTTTTTGGAAAGTGACTTACCGCAGATACACTAACTTTGCGATTGAATCCATTGAACAAACATTCAATGGACAGGCTGATTTCGGTCGTCGTGTTCAGTGTACTATTAGCCGAAACGGAGATTTGGCTTATAGAACATACCTTCAGGTTACTTTGCCTGAAATTAACCAGCTTATGGGTATTGCTTCCTATGCTGCCGGCGTTGGATCCGGAGTGTATGCCCGTTGGTTGGACTTCCCTGGCGAACAGTTGATTGCTCAGGTTGAAGTTGAAATCGGCGGTCAACGTATTGATCGTCAATACGGTGACTGGATGCACATTTGGAACCAGCTTACTATGACATCCGAGCAGTTGCGTGGATATTTCAAGATGATTGGTAACACTACTCAGTTGACATTCATTACTGATCCTTCTTTCGCCGAAGTTGATGGTCCTTGCGATTCTTTAGCTCCTCGTCAAGTTTGTGCTCCTAGAAACGCTCTTCCTGAAACTACTCTTTATGTTCCTCTCCAATTTTGGTTTTGCACCAATCCTGGTTTGGCACTTCCTTTGATCGCTCTCCAGTATCACGAAGTTAAAATTAATTTAGATATTCGCCCTATTGATGAATGCTTGTGGGCGGTTACTACTTTGAGTTGCAATACGAACCCTTACAGTGGTCCTTCTGGTCAGTTCGTTCCTGGACGTCCTGTTCCTGCCGCCATTGCTTACAACCAGTCTTTGGTTGCTGCCTCTTTGTACGTTGATTATGTCTTCTTGGATACTGATGAACGCCGACGATTCGCACAGAATCCCCACGAGTACTTGATCTCTCAGCTCCAGTTCACTGGTGACGAGTCGGTCGGTTCTTCCTCCAATAAAATCAAGTTGAACTTCAATCATCCCGTCAAAGAACTCATCTGGGTTGTCCAGCCCGATCAGAACGTTGACTACTGCTCTTCCCTCGTGTGCGATGCCCTCTTGTTCAAGGTTCTTGGTGCTCAACCCTTCAACTACACTGATGCCATTGATGCTCTTCCCAACGCCATCCATGCTTTTGGCGGACCCCAGGACGTGAATGCTGGAGAATACATTGATGCCCGCGGTCTTTTCAATGATGCTGGTGCTTTGGATTACCAGATTCCTCCTGGTTTCCAGGGGTACTGGCACGGACCTAAGGACCCTTACAATGAAGCCAACCTTGGCGGACCCGCTGTCACTTACCCTCCCAATCTTCCTAATGCAGCTGGTATTGACCCTGCTCTCCTCGCCCAATTGGCTAGTCAAACCTCTAACCACGTCGCTGGTTCCACTGTCTCTGATGCTGGTACTTTCGTTTTGAGCGAAACCTCTCTTGACCTCCATTGTTGGGGACAGAACCCCGTTGTCACTGCTAAATTGCAGCTCAACGGTCAGGATCGTTTCTCTGAGCGTGAAGGAACTTACTTCTCGTGGGTCCAGCCTTACCAGGCTCACACTAGAAACCCTGATGAAGGTATTAACGTGTACAGCTTTGCTTTGCGCCCTGAGGAACATCAACCAAGCGGCACGTGCAACTTTTCGCGAATTGATAACGCTACACTCCAGCTTGTGCTCTCCAACGCTACCGTTGAGGGTACCAAGACTGCTAAAGTGCGCGTTTACGCAACAAATTACAACGTGTTGAGAATTATGAGTGGTATGGGCGGGTTAGCATATTCCAACTGAGCGGAATGGAGTATGTTCGCAGTTATATTTATATATTTTTTTATGCTAAAACGAATTAAATAAATCTATATTATAATACATATAATATGGATAGTTATAACAACCCCATTTACTTTGAGTTTTTATAAAAAAATAAAATCCTTTATTCATTGTAGGCATAAAAAATTTCATTTGAGTATCTCTACTCCAATTTCCATAACCAATTAGCAAATTTTCTCCAAATGTTTCCTTAATTTTATTTAAGAATGTGTCAATACTTTTCTTACCATAACTATATTGACTAAATTTCATTTTTCTCCAAGTATCTCTTTTGTAGAAATCAGTAGTTTCTTTATTTAATTTATTTTTCTCAACAAGATACATTTTGAACTTTTCATTTTTTATTGGATAATAAAAAAATTGAATTAAATAATATGACTGATATTACTAGTAATATAACTTGTATTATTGAAGAAATGGATTTAACCAAATTGTCAAAAACAGAACTTTTAGAGAAATGTGAAGAACTTGGAATTAAAAAGTGTAAGTCAAAAAATAAAGGCGAATTAATTGAACTTATCAATCAAAAACAAACAACAACTCAAACAATTCCATTAAAAAAAATAGAGTTAATTATTGAAGATGAAGATAATCAGTTGGATACTCCTATTAAAAGCACACCATTAGAAATTAAATATATTGATTTATTTTGTGGGTTAGGTGCATTTCATACTGCGTTTGATTTTATTTCTAATTCACATATTAAATACAATTGTGTATTTGCTTGTGATATAGACGATAATGTTAGAAAAATATATAAAGCAAATCATAAAATAGATCCTGTTGGCGATATAAATAATGTTGATATTGATAAAATGACTGATTTTGATATTTTATGTGGCGGGTTTCCTTGCCAACCATTTTCAATAGCAGGAAAAAAAGAAGGATTTGATGATAAGATTAAAGGAAATTTATTCTTTAGCATTCTTAAAATTATAGATATTAAAAATCCAAATACAATCATTTTAGAAAATGTAAAAAATCTATTGACGATAAATAATGGAGATACTTTCAAAACAATAAAAAGTGAATTAGAGAAAAGAGGATATTTTATAAGTCATAAAATACTTGACTCAAAATATTATAATTCACCTCAGTCTCGTCATAGATTATTTATTATTGGAAATAAACAAAAACAATTTATATTTCCAACAGAAATAAAAAATAACATAATTCCTGTATCAAGTATTATTGATAATACAGAAACCAGATTTTTAGATTACACCGATAAATATAAATTAGAAAAATGTAATGATAATGAAAATAAAAATAATTGTAAAATGCTTTATAAATTAGTTCATAAAATAACGAATAATGGTGGAAGACAAGGAGAAAGGGTGTATTCTATTAATCATTGTGGTCCTACAATTTGTGCTTCATCTGGAGGTCCTGGAGCAAAAACAGGTTTATATTATATTGATAATAAGGTAAGAAGATTAAATGCGATAGAAGGAATTGGAATGTTTGGATTTGATAATAATTATGTATGGGATGAATTCGTTAAAGAAGAAGATATGTTATTCTATTTAGGTAATAGCATTGTAGTTGATGTTCTAAAAATAATTTTAAAATCATTAGAATTACAATATTTTATCGCATAAATTTAAAATATCTTGTGTTATTTTAAACTTTGCTTGTATATGGTTTGGAGAATGGTCTGTATTTCCTCCACCTTTTCTTTGCAAAGATATATATGGTGATAAATGTAGACAAGTTCCATTTTTTTTCATTTTAATATCTATTTTTATTGAACCACAAATAAATTCATAAAGTTTTAAACTTGATAAGACATATATTTCCATTTTGTTAAAATTTTTATCAGTTTTCATAATACACCAAAAATTATTTTCCTGACCATCCTCACCAATTAATGTTTTTTTAATGTATTTTTTTATGTCAATTAAATTATTATTACATAAATTAATAAAATCTTGTTTTTGGTCTTCAGTCATAAATGTTTCTGTTTTACTTTTTCTAATTAAAGACAAATGAGTTAGATATTTTCTTATAAATTGATTGTCAAATGTATTTTTAATGTGTCTTCTATCAAATGAATCACCTCTACCACCCAGATTTTCTATTTTTTTGTTTTGTATATTTAGTTTTGTATTATTATTAAATGTGATTAATGTATCATACTTTTTTCCTTGATTTTTTTCCATTGAAACAACATTTAATTTGAAATATGTTTCTAATGCCATTTTTATTTTATTATCGGTTCTAAATATTTCCTCTGCCTTAAATCCTGATTTTGCCGTTAAACTATTTTTGCTACAAATTGTTTCATTTATTATCTCATCCTCACATTCAAATTCTTCATCTTCTATTATTAATTCTACTTTTTTCTTTTCTTGTTTCGTCTTTGAAACAGATTGTGAAACAACAATATTGTTAATCATTTCAGGTTTAGTTTCCATTTCTCTATATTGTATTATGATAAGTATTTTATTTATAAAAAGCAATTCAATTTTTTATAAATAATTAAATAATATATATGCCTAACTAAACATAAGAGCGAAGATTTCAAAATTTCTGCTCTTGAATATTATTAACTCTATGGAATTATAATAATTGTTTGCTCCTGAAGCTTCAGAAGCAATAATAATTCAAAATTTACTAATAAATATTAATGAAACTCAAATGTTTATAACTTCACAACCGATCATATATATTTTATCGTATAAATATATATGACAAAACTCTCTGTCCCAGTAAGATACATCCCGAATTATCTAACAAAAAAAGACAAAACGAGGCAAAAGAAAATGCTCCAAAAATCCAGATCCATGTACAAACGCAAACAATACTATACAAGAAAGAAAGTGAAATCCTTCAAAAGTAAAACATCTAGTCATGTAACAGATGCGAAAAAAATATACAAACTGGACGCAGTTGCGCCAAACCAAAAGCTATCGCGTGCAACTGGATGTTCTGTGAATGCATTAAAACAAATTGTTAAAAAAGGAGAAGGAGCTTATTTTTCTTCTGGATCAAGACCGAACCAAACAGCGCAATCATGGGGAATCGCTCGTCTCGCTAGTTCTGTCACAGGCGGAAAATCAGCAGCAGTAGATTTCAATATTTTAGAAAAAGGATGCCAACATAACAAAAAAGCGTTTCTTTTAGCAAAAAAATCCAGAAAAAAATACAAATACGGACAGGGACATACAAAAAGGGTTCGGGTATAAAAAATGGAAAAAACAAAAGACTAGTTAAACAGGTTACAATGATTATAAAAAGGGCTCATTCATATGCAAATATATTTATTTTTATAGGCGGTTACGTCGTTTCTTATTCTTTCTTCAATTTCTCAGCCTTCTCCAAATCACTCCATTTCTCATTTTCAAAATTACTAACATCAACTTTGCATGGTTCATCAAATGGTAACGGGAACGACGGATATCCTTCTGGACAAATAGAATCTGCATCGTCATATTCCAGTGAAGGTGTAATAGCATGTTGTCTCTTTAGAACTGGAGCAGTAAACAAAGGATTTGGGGTTATATTTTCCGAAAATTCAAGATCATTCCCATCTAACAAATTATCTGGATGAATAAGTTGTAATTTACCAGGTATTAGAACGTCTGCAAACACATGTTCATCGCAATCCGAAGGACTTCTGGCGCGTAAAGGTAAATTGTTCTCTTGACTCATATTGGATTTAAACAGTTTTCATTTAATGATAGTATTTGAATAAAAACAATTTCAATTTTTTCTACAATAAGGCAATCACGTTTTCAATAATAAGTTGATCTTCTTCAGATAACTTATAATAACTGTATGGAATCTCATAGTACAAACTAATTAACTTTTGCTTATAAATGCAGAGACGTTTGGTTAATGGAATGGTTAAACGCAAATACTGTTTTAAAAGCATGTTTCGCATCATCATATTATGATCATTATTAGTAATACTTATTGCGTTTATTGTTAGAATGTGTAATTGTAATGAGATCAATCCAATTATGTAAAATTTGGCTAAATGCAAATATATCATTAAGATATACATAAATTATAAATAAAATATTTATACCTATTTCGTTATTATCATTTTATCACTTTAATAACTTGTTGAAACACACAGTTTCAGTTAATCCCAATCCTTTGTAATATTCATAAAAATAACTACGATGTTTATATCCATAAATTTCAGAAAAACAAGAGTATTTTCCTATTCGTGTAATATTGTTTATCTCGGTGATTATTTGTACGAAATAATTCCTTCGATGTATCCCTCTAAGTCCCAATGAAATGTCACTAAAGTGAATTCTTAATGTTTTTTGTAGTTGTTTTGCAGCAAGTTCATCTGTCTGACATTCGGGGTAAGCCTCCTTAATAATACTTAGTGCTGTATTATACTCATCTTCAGTAACAACGTATTCTCCTGATTTGATTTGTTGATATCGTTGTTTATATCGTTCATAACGTATTTTATCATTTGCAATATCACGATAAAAATCGTTAATATTTTCAAGATTTGTTTTTATAGTTTCATCATTTTCTTGTGTCATATAATATTTATATAAAGCATTTTTAGATATCTTTATATATAATGTGTTTATTTCAAAAAGTCTAAAATAATTATATGTTTAGCATTTTGGATATAGGAAATATAGTATCAATTACATTTGCACAAGCAATTGCTACATCTCTATGTTCTTTTTGTGTGCCATTGGAAGAACGTAGTTCAATATAATGAATCCAAGAACGTAATGTCCCGTTCATATATATTTTTGATAATGTCATACCCTCAGGTAAAACTGCTCGTGCCTGTTCTTTTGCAATCCCGTTTGATAACGCCCAATGATAATTTTCTTCCACAACTTCAACCAATTGTTTTTGTTTCGCTATCCATTCTTGTTTTAGTTCTTCGTTGTCTATTATTTCAATACTATTTTGTCTATTTTTATTGTCTTGTAACCGCGCATCTTTATATTCAAATCCTAAATCTGCTACCGCATACCTTTGTGAAAATTCTTGAAACGAAAAGGATCTATGACGCAAAATTTGTCGTATAATATCTCGGGTAGTCTCAATTTCAATACATATGTTAACCATTTCAAACGGCGACCAATGTTTGTTTTTAATTAAGTAGTTAATTAATTTTTCATTGGTTTCTGTATTATGCTGATTAAGCGGATTAGATACCCGTGCACAATATGCAATCAAGTCTTGAATAGATTTATCATTTGTAGTAGGCTGTGAATAACTAATTAAGTTTACTTTCATTGATATTGTATACTTTCATATGTTGTATTTATATTTGTTTAATTTCAAAATACTCAAAATTGAATAAAAAATTGAAATACTTTTCTAATATTATTATTAATCAAATTTTAGTATAATTAAACTAACAAGGCATAAAAACAAGACAACGTTAAAATGGGAGTAAATTTATCACGATTAGAATGCATGTGGCTTCCTGCACAAAGTGGCAAGACCCGTAAGTGCGAAGAAAGAATTACAGAACAACAGACGCGTGAAAAAGAACTTCAAGAACTGGTAGATTTGCACAATACCAACTCATCTATCCTGAACATCATCATTTGTTCCAACAATCGTTCGCTAGTGGATCAAACCACGTCGCGAATGAAGAAAGATCTGTTTAGCACATCATCAGATTCTGATGTAGACACGAATGAAGAAGATGAAGAAGAACTAATTTCGGATGCTATCATCGTTGAAAAAGTATTTGGATGGCGTTCAGGGCTGAAGAACCATAACAAAACTGTCAGCGATTTGTGCATGGACATACTTGAAGGGGCTGTGGAAATGATCATTTGTTGCTCTCATGCTACCCGCTTGAAGTACGTTTATCAACTGATTGAACGATTGAATCGTTCTCCGTTGTTCAAGCGTAAAGTCAATGTTTGGATTGACGAAGCGGATGGGTCCATTAAACTTTGGTCTAAACCTGAATTGAATGTCTTCGGGTTCGCCAAAGTGGACAAAGTTACCTTAATCAGTGCAACATTTGATAGTATTATGAAAAAGTTTGGTCGTATCAAGGTCATTCCCTTTGCTGAAACTCATGCCCCCGTTTACCACAAAATTGAAGACAGTGTTATCTTCAATGAGAACCATCTTGCCACAAATGCGGTTGAATACCTAGAAGAGTCTATTAAAGCTCATCCAGAAATTTGTCAACCAGGCGTTCGTCTCTTTGCTCCCGGCGACGTTGCCAGAAAATCGCATAACGATATTGCAGAATCATTACGAAGCAAAGGCTTTGTTGTTGTGATTTTGAATGGAGAACGAAAAATGATAACGGGTATTCCAGGAAAAGGCGACATATCCCTCAACTCATATGTGGACTTCAATGCGACGGAGCAAGAAATTGGCGAATTGCTTTCGGATATCTATATCAAAGAAGGTCTTCATCAGTATCCCTACGCCATCACTGGAAATATGTGTGTAGGTCGTGGTATTACGTTTCAAAACAAGAACTTTTTGTTTAACTGGGGAATCATTCCTTATATTAGTAGTGAATCCGAAGCATACCAAACCGTTTGCAGAACATGCGGTAATATTCGTCACTTGCCCAATTATGCTCGTCCAACACTCATCATGACAGACAAGATGTTGAAACAAGTGAAGCAAAAGGAACACCAAGCAGTCAATGTTGCTCGTATTGTCCATGAAAGATACGCAGAATCTGCTCAATACGAAGGTTTCATCTGTGAGGAAGATATCAAAGACATGAGTGATCCCGAAGAAAGAAACCGCATGCATGTTCCTTCCAGAATTAATCTTAGCGACGAAGAGTTTGAAACTATCATTGCAAGCTCAGGCCAACCGCAAGAACAACTCATTCGTTCCATCATTCAATCCAAAAACAATGAACTTTACCAAACCATTTTGACGTATAAATGCATAAAACAAAGTATGCCTCAGGCGGCTTACTCTTATAAAACTCATATCCAAGATGTAGCTAAAAAAGTAGATGCAAACGAAAAGTTCGTGAAGGATGTCAACAAAAAAGATAAACATATCAATAGCTGCCAATTTTATATAGATAACAAAAACAAAAAAATCTACGTCATCGTTTACAGCGGAGCATTGAACCGTGAACCAGAGAACTAAAATGTAAAATATAAGTAAAAATAAGACCGAAAAATAAAATAAAACCCAAAAAATAGATAAAAAGAAAACCCCTTTTTTATTCTTCTTATCTTATATTAATGGCAGAAACCATATCAGATAAAATACAAGGACAAGTAAATTCTATGAAACGAATACCTCTGATATCACAACAAGATTTTTTTAATGAGAAAATAAATAAAGTGAAAGTTACGTTTGAACGTGAAGAGGACATGTTGGTTTTGTTATTAAGTATTTTCGTCCATGATTTTGCACATGATTATAATTTTAGCGATACGATGATTCAGCGTATATTAGCCAATGTTTCGGAATTGGAATCCATGGGACTTGCCTTAAATAATTCCGTTTTGAAGTACTACAAGAACAAACTTGAACCATTACGGGAAGTCAATTTGTACGATGATAGCAAAATAGTAGATATTCAACCTTTAGAAAAGGTTGAGCCAAACAATGAACCTTTGGGAAAGGTTGAACCAAATCAACCTTTAGAAAAGGTTGAACCAAATCAACCTTTAGAAAAGGTTGAACCAAAGAATGATGAAATTAATGAAACAACCAATAAGAACATGGTTGAACCAAACGAGGATAATATTGTTGAAACGCCCGAAGAATTAGTAGAATATCCCCTAGCAATGCCTAGCCAACCTTTAGAAAAGGTTGAGCCAAACAATGATGAAATGAATGAACCAACCAATGAGAATATAGTTGAACCAAATGAAGAATTAGTACAAGATCCCTTGGTCGTAAATGCAAATTCAACCCAATTAACAGGAGGAGATATTAATCAAGATAATGAAACAAACATAGTCGTTGATATTCCTAAGGATATTTTATCAACCGCAAATTATGAAGAAATTATACAGCATTGTCTTCAAAGTGGAGATTTTTTAACAATGGTAACTGCTTTAAAGACCTATATTATTAGTTTCTTAGATACTTATAGTATTGTTCACAATTTCAAAGGAGATTTTGATAAAATTCAAAAGGAAGATAATAGTTTTCTTTGTTTTTACAATTTGTCTATGTATAACAATATTCAATCAACTGCATTATTTATTATTAAATATTTAGAAGAAGAAGAACTCATGTTAGATGATGAAGAGGATGATAAACAAAATACTATTTTCATTCGGTCTCTAGTTACTATTTTATTAGATTCTTTTGTTCAAGAAAGCAAACTATTGAATTCTGATTATTCAAAGGATAGTATAGAAATATTAGATTCTAATGAAGTATTGGAACAATTTATTATAAACTTTGTCAAATTATGTAGTGTCAATGATATTAAAGATTTTTCAATCAATCAACAAAAAGGTGGAAGTCTACCTTTAGATCTACCTTTAGAAAAGGTAGAGCCAAATGAAGAGACGAATGTTGAAGCTACTGAAGAAGCGAATGTTGAAGCTACTAAAGAAGCGAATGTTGAAGCTACTGAAGAGGCGAATGTTGAAGCTACTGAAGAGGCGAATGTTGAAGCTACTGAAGAGGCGAATGTTGAAGCTAATGAACTTCCAAATGAAGAGACGAATGTTGAATCTACTGAACTTCCAAATGAAGAGACGAATGTTGAAGCTAGTAAAGTTCCCAATCAAGACACGAATGTTGAATCTACTGAACTTCCAAATGAAGGTGTCACTGCTGAAGCTAGTAAAGTTCTCAATGAAGTGGCAATCTCAGAACAAGAACCAGAATCAATTATAGAAGATAACACAAGATTAGCTGAACCCATTCCTTTGGAAGTTGAAGCATTACCTCAAGAAGTAGAAGACAAACAACCCCAAGTAGAACCAGAAAAGGTAGAAGATGTCTTAGTACCTTTAACCCAAGATACTGCTGTATTTCACAACAATTTGCTCACTACCATTACCCGCGGCATGTTTTTAAAATTAGGAATATGGCAGTCTATATTCAAAAAACTAAAAGAGCTCGGTATTTGGAATGAAGCCGAAGAGTATCCCGATTTCACAAACGAAAGCATCAAGTTTCTATCTTTAGATTATTTAAAAAATGTGTATCCCATTGATAAAGATATCGGTAATATCAACAACGAATTACTTATTTCTCAAATAATTATCTTGAAATCCATGTTAGTAGAAGTAAAACCAGACATTGTATTGTTAGCAAAAGGCATTGATCACAAGTTGAAGTCCTATATGGATTCATTTTATTTACATCTATTTAAAAATGAACCGATGGTTGGAGGTTTAGAAGTAAATGAAGAACCGATGTTAAAAGAAATCAGTCCCGAAGAAATAGAAAAAGCATGTGATATAAACCAGCAAATCATTAAGCGTTTGCAAAATATCCATATTAAAGAAACATCGGGTATAAACAATTTATTTGATTTATTGAAATCCAACACAACGACTGCTAAAATGATAGATGAACCAAATGTAACTATCTCTGTTCCAAAATACAAGTTTATTATAGACAATGCGTCAAGATTATCATCTAACATCAATGGTCTGAATTTATACGAAAGCATAAGTAAACCAAACGGAGATAAATGCGATTACTTTTTCGGTCTTTATCAAAATCTACACCGAGGCGTATTTTGCCCAGGGTCGTCCATCATGGATGCTATGGATAATTGTTCTATGAAATACAATGCAACCGAACCCAAAGAAATTGGAACCACTAATTTTGAGTTATCTTACGAAGGATCTAACAAATTGACCTATGGAGGAACCGTTTTGTATTACAATGATGACACAAGAGACCAGACCGACGTGAATATTGACTTTCGCCTCTCCATAAACAATGATACTGCGATAATTAACACAAACAAGATGAGTGTAGCCGATGCAGATAATTTAAAAGCTAGAATTGTTTACAAAAGCGTGATTCAGACTATAAAACAATTATTCTTGAAAAACTATGGAATAAGCATGGAAGATCTAACAAGTTTCAAATCAGTATATAGTGTAGAAAATGACGCAACCAATTGGCTACTTGAAAAAATGAAAAAAATGTGGTCAATGTTACAATTTAAACAAAACCCGGAAAACTTTAATATTTTGTTAGGATCTACTGCGTTAAAAAACATGGGTGATTTTTTGCAAGAGTGTCAAGGAACTCTTCAATGGGGAGGTTATATTAATTCCTTTGACGAAATGGTAGACACAACCAATGAGTTTATTGTTAGACACACGGCTACTCCCATTATGAGAAGCGTTAGTAAAGAAAATGCTATTATTCCTTACAATGAGAAAGGAAATGCTCTGCGGTTATGTGTGCAAGGCGACCGTCCATCAGGATTTCGTTCTATCTATATGCTATTGAATGCTACAACAGGTATAAACGAACATGCCATAACAGGATATTTAATGAAACAAAAATCTTTGTTAGTTGCAAGAGGTAAAGGAAGTGGAACAATAATATATGTAGACGATAATCCTAAAAATGTAAAACAAGATAGATTTACTGTTTCACTGGATACGAAAGAGAGAACAAAGTCTAAAAAAGAAGAACCAATGGTTGAAGAAAAAGAAGAAGTATCTTTAATACCCAATGTAAATGATAATATCCCTCTTCAAGAAAAAGGAGGTAAAAAAAAAAGAAACCCAAAGACAGATCTCAAAATAAATACCTCTATTAAAAAAAACTCAAAAAAAAAGCATAAAATAACAAACAAACAATTCAAAATAAAAGTCAAAAAAAGAACAATTAAGAAAAGATAAAAGTAAAGCAATAGGTTATATGTCTTGATTACATAATTCTTTATTTTTATTCGCTTCTAAATTAGTTAGTACTTGCAAGTTGATTTGATCTATTGCGTTATTTTGCGCAAGTAATGCCTTTTTACAAGCTTCTTTCCCTAATGTATAATTTTGAGTTTTTAGATATATTTGACTTAGTAAATGCCAACGTAAATAATCGTAATAAGTATGGTTTGTCGTCATTGTTGTAATATCTGTGGGTTTATTCATGTTTTCCACAATTTTTAAATATGGCAGGGTTTTGTCAATGCAATTGTTATCAATGCAGTATTTACACCTTTTCTCATTTAAAACGCCCATTTTCACAAGTTATGAAATGAAATCGCTTATAAATAATTCTTCTTGATTTTTCGTGTATTGTTTTTCTTGGATACATATTTTTCTGGTCTTTCGTAAGCACCCTTAATTATGTTCCTGTATTTTTCCTTTGGAATATTTCTTATTGTTTTAGTTATATTTTCCTTCAATTCTGCGTGTGTTAATCCGTCTAATTTTTGTAATCGTGATTTCAACATACTAAAATAATTTTCTATGGAATTGGTAAAATGTTGATATGGAACAGCATATAATAAATGATTATCTTTGTTTATTACTTCTTTCACCTTTGGATTTCTATGACTACTTGCATTATCTAAAATTATTAATTTATTCTTGAATTTATTTGTTATATTTATTTCTAAAAACTCTACCATTCTATCAGCATTTATTCCACTTTTTTCATATAAATCCCAACCAACTACACCATTTACCGAAATAGCAAATATTCCAGTATATTTTTTGAATACTTCTTGCGATTGTGTTTTTATTACACATCGTTTCCCTTTTTCACTATAACAATGGTTTCTTTTTTGTAATGATTTTACACTTGTTTCGTCTATACAAATAATATCCTCTATTTTGTATTTTTTGACTTCATCATAAAATTCTTTTATGTTTTTATTTATATCAATATCCTTACCAAAACGCTTTACTGGTTCGTGTCTTATTCTCGTCATTTTCAAAGTAATATTATTGTCGTGAATAATGCGACTTATATGAGATTTATTCAAATCCAAATTAGGATATTTATTTTTCAGTAAATATAATAAATCTTCAATTGTGTTCGTTTTGTTTTTCTTGATTTCTTGTAATAAAAAATCTACATGTTCTTTATGCACCTTATATGCTTTTGGGGTTCTTTCATAACCAGTAATTTTCCCATCTTTTTTGTATTTTTCTACCCAACGCATCAAACTTCGTCTGGAACATTTGAATATTTTACATACTTCTTCTTGTGATTTATCCTCCACTAAATAATATTGCACTGCAGTTTCTTTATAATCACTACTCTTTTGGTGAGGCATATTGTATGTATAACAATATATTTAAAGATAAATATTAATATAAATATATTATGAATTTTGAAAATGAAATTGTATATGTTAAAAATAAAGAATATATTTATGTTCTAACAATCAACGTTGATAATGATAATGTATTAGATTTATCTATATTTGAAATAGAAGAATGGACGCATTTAACAAAAATTAGCAAAGTATTTGAAGATGCTGTGGTTAATTTAGATGTAGACATATCGTTAAGACCTTATATAAATGTTAGCAAAGATATAAAAAAAGCGGTTTATTATTTATATTACTCTCCATTCTGTAACTGGAAAGGTTTTAATGATTTAGAATATGAAATTCTAGAAATAAATGATATTTATAAAGTTGTATTTGATTTAGTTAGAGAACATCAAAAAATAACTATAAATGACTTTAGAAAATGGATTATAGACAACTATACAAATATTCAAATGCATTATGAAAGTTTATTAAATAATAAAATAAATTTATTTATTCCGTTTAGTTAATATACAATTATTTAATGAAAATATTTAAATTAATTGATGTTTTGTATCCATATGTAATTTAAATAATCCTTTTGAAAAATTACCAAAATCACACGATTCGCAATAATATTTAAACTCTTTTTTTCTCTCTTCTTTGTTTGAGTGATTATTTAAATAATGAAGTTTCATATTTGTTGAACTTGTAGTGTTATAACTACATAATTTACATTGTGGTTCTAATTTTTTATCCTTACGAGGTTTTCTTTTTCCATTATTTTTATGTTTTTCACATTCCAAATGTTGCTTCCAGTGTGCCTGGTATAAACACTTATAATTACACACTTCACAATGGTATTTCATTTCAGTTTCATTAGAAGTTTCCATTTTCACTATAATTACTATTATATTTTATATTTAAATTATTTGCGTTAAAAATACTTAAATAAAAGTAGTATAATACTATATAAAATGAAAGTTAAGAAAAAGAAAAAGGAGGAATTCAAAGAGTTTAGGAATAATGAAAAATCTGCATATAAAACTTTGAAAATACCTTTGAAAACGATTTTACTTAATCGTGATGTAACACAACCAGTTATAGATCATTTGGTTTTTGAAATGAACGACTTGGTTATTCATACTTACCAATTTATTCGGTTGTTTGTTTTGCACCAATACACAAATAATAATCCGTTGTCTGAATTAGACGACACATTCATTTTATATTGTATCAAAACATTAGGTTCAAGAGATAATAGAGGAAAGAAAGGAAAAGATACAGAACTTTTAGAAACATTAGAACAATTCTATAAAACCGAATATCAACCTTTGTTGAACCATGTAAAAACTAATTTGAAAAACACTACTTTTTTACTGCCTTATTTAGCAACACAAATACATACTTCTTTATCCAATAATACGCAGGAGCATTTTATCCAACACTTTTTACGATTTATCAATAAAACAACAACTGAAATTACAGAAGATAAAGCAACCTTATTTCAATTCAAAAAGAACCTTATGGAATTAAGTGAAACAAATGAAATGTTTTCAAAGTGGAAAGAAACGCATTTACCTAACATATTACCTACTGAAATCAAAAAGTCAATTCATTATGATGTGAAAGTCAACCCATTTGAGTATTTGAAAGGAATGTTGTATATGAACTCTGTATTAGAAAAACAAGAAAATAAATTATTTCAACCATTACCATTACGCAACAATATCATTCCAAAACATATTATTATTGATACAGCAAGTTTGATAAATTTATTTTGCCCTGAAAAAGACAAAGATGGTAATAAAGTGAAAAAGGGTGAATTATTAAGTAATGTAAAAGACAATCAAAATGAAGTATGGTGCAACTTTTTGGATTTGAAAAATAGAATATTCAAGAATAAACATTATCAGTTTCATAACCAAATCCAAACTGACGGAATTAGTTGTTGCTTGTTGTTTATTAGAAAAGATTTGAAGGATAAAAAATGGGGTTCAAGAGTTCCTGTTTTACAAGAACAAGATTTCTACAATATTGAGGATTTATCAAAGGGACAATTAGATACTTTGAAAGAAAGAAATATTGTAGGTTGTGATCCAGGAAAACGCAGTTTGGTTTATATGATGGATAAAAATGGAAACAAACTACAATACACAGCACCACAACGAAAACGAGAAAGTAAAGCAAAAACAAACCAAAGGATTTTATTAGAGGAAAGAAAACGAAACGGAATTATTGAAAAAGAAACTATATTATCGTTTCAAAATAGTAAATCAGTTGATTATGAAAAGTTCAAATCGTATCTGGTTGAAAAAGATAAACTAAACAAAGAAACAACCGAGTTTTACAAACGAGATACATGGAGAAAAATGAAGTTTCGTCAATATAGTTATGGCAAGAAAAGCGTAGATACATTTTTGAATAAAATTAAAGAAACTTTTGGAGAAAATATCCTAATTGGTTATGGAAATTGGAGTAGGTCATCTCAAATGAAACATTTTATGCCTACAATGAATAAAGGATTAAGGAAGTTAATTCATAAGAAATATGATACAATAACGATAAATGAATGTAATACAAGTAAAAAGTGCTGTGATTGTAATAAAGATTTAGAATATTACAAGGATAAGGAAGGTAAGAAAGTATTTCGTCTGTTAATCTGTTCTAACTGCGTGAGTTGCGAAAACAAAAGAATCGTATTTAGAACAAGAGATGCAAACTCTTCAATAAACATAATGAAATTAACGCAATCTTGGATAGAAAAACAAGAGCGTCCATTATGTTTCCATATTTCGTCTTTCACATCTTCAAATCCTGAAAGGAAAAAGGAAGATGAAAAAGTAAGACCATCGTAGGTGAAATTCCTACTATTGATTTTACATTTTTTCTTATTTTTAGCGTCTATAATGGGCGTTTTAAATGAGAAAAGGTGTAAAAAAAAACAGATATGCATCTATAATTTCTTTGTTTAGATTGATAGCTCTATAAATATAGTTTAATGTAATTTCATGATTATCAGTATTATCTAGGTGTACAATACAATTTAAAATACACATTATAATTGTATAGTCATCTATCGCATACATTATATTTTCTCGTTTAGATTCCATATTTTCTAATGCTTCTACAAAATACTTGTATGCATTTTCATAATCTAACACATCTAAATACGATTTAGCTAAGTAATAGCAATTTCTATTATTTTTTGGGGCTTGTAATAACATTTCAATATCTTTCATAAACCGTGCTTTACTTTTTTCTCCATACTTTGTTCTATCTTGATATAAAGTAAACGTATTTTCAAGACGAAATAAATTATCATATGTAATTGCAAATGACTCATGCACTGGATATTGAATATCATAACGGCAATTTTTATAACATTTAATAAAACGAATGTCATAATGATCAGTTATACCATTTACTGCTTTCCACGATTTTGTAACAACCCCAAACCATTTGTTACTGGTAAGTTTATTTAATAATTGATATAAATCTAATTTTCTTAGTTTACATACAAATTCATCGCCTGAATCTAATAACAATAAGTATTTAATTCCAATATTAGATGCTATACTTTCAGCAAAATCAATACATTCATTTCTAGTTACCGCAAAATTTGTAAAAAGAGTTTTATGTAAATGTAAAACTTGCTTGTTTTTTTTTAATATATTTTTAATAACATTCACGGTTTGGTCGGTACTTCCAGTGTCTACTACAATAACATGTTTTATATGATCTTTGATTGAATTGAGAGTTACATGAATACTCTCTTCTTCATTTTTAACCATAATTAGTGCGCCAATCATATTTTGGATTATTATAATTTTATGTTTATGTTTATTTCATTTATAAATAATATATCCACTTTTTATAAATGACTAGAAATAAAAAAATACTTATTTTTGGTGGGAATGGTTGGATTGGAACAAAAGTATATCAGTTATTGCAAAAGCAGGGATTTGAAGTATATAAATCCAACTGTAGAGCCGAAGATATGGATGCAATTGAGAAAGAAATTGAACAACTTGCAAATGTTACTCACATCATGAGTTTTATTGGTAGAACTCATGGAGTTTATGAAGGTGAGACGATTGGAACAATTGATTATTTAGAAAAACCTGGTAAATTGGTGGATAATGTATGTGATAACTTGTTTGGACCAGTTTCTTTATCTATTTTATGTAGATCAAAAAATATTCATTTTACTTACTTGGGTACTGGTTGTATTTTTAATTACGACGAATCTCATCCTTATGGAGAAGAGATCAATGGGTTCAATGAAGAAAGTTTACCCAATTTTTTCGGATCCTCGTATTCTGTAGTAAAAGGATATACTGATCAACTTATGCATCTTTTTGAAGATTCTGTCCTGAATGTAAGAATTCGTATGCCTATTACTGACGAGATACATCCTCGTAATTTCATTACCAAAATAACTAATTATAAAAAAGTATGCTCTATTCCCAACTCTATGACTGTCTTGAATGAGTTATTACCTATTATGATACATTTAGCATTAAAAAATAAAACAGGTACAATTAATCTAACAAATCCAGGGCTTATAAGCCACAATGAAATTTTAGACATGTACAAAGAAATAGTAGATCCTTCTTTTGAATGGGAAAATTTTTCTATAGAAGAACAAGATGAAATTTTAGCATCTAAACGATCCAACAATTTTTTAGATACGTCTCGTTTGGAATTAGAAACGAATCATACAGTTAAGCATATCAAAGAGTCCGTTAGAGATATGCTTGTATCCATGAAAAATAATACAAGTGCTATTTAGAATTATACATTTGCAAATTACATTTTATAAAACGGTAATATTCTATTTAATTTTGAAACAACTTCATATTAACATACGCATACCCCAAAGGATTTGCTTCATTATCACCTATACTACTGAACTTAAATATGAATGTATCCGGATCGTCATGTAAATATACATCCATATGGTCATCGTAGTCGTATGACTTTATTTCAAAATTTGCATTAACAAAAATAGGTTTTATTGGGAAATAAGTAATGTTTGATTCTACATGTGCAGAATTAGATTCTACAATTCTCATCATTCCAATATAGCAAAGCTTTCCATAAAATGATGCACAATCATAACTAGATAAATGAATCGCATAATACGATTTTTCTAATGAAACGTATAATATATACTTCGTGAACAAACGCTGTCTAGTTATTCCCTTACCGGTATCATCGTGTAAAATATAGTTATGATCATCCGTTTGATAAGATTGGCCTGTTTCGGTTGTTTTTGATAGTCCTACGATTTGATATAAACTCATGATTATAAGTGTAAGTATCTTGTATTAGGGCATGAATAATATAATAATACAATTTCAATTTTTTATGTATAAAACAACTTTTATAAATAAGATAAAACAATATAAAAAATATTTATCTTATTTAGTAGTATAGAATGCAAGTATTTGTAAAAACGTTAACTGGAAAAACTATTACTTTAGAGTTAGAACCTAGTGATACAATTGCCAATGTAAAACAAAAAGTGCAAGATAAAGAAGGTATTCCTCCTGATCAACAGCGACTTATTTTTGCTGGAAAACAATTGGAAGATGACCGAACCCTAAGTGACTACAATATTCAAAAAGAATCTACACTACATTTGGTTTTGCGACTGCGTGGTGGTTAATTCTTGCTATTAAACAATAAATTCATATTTACAACTTCAGGTTTTTCTTCAGGAGGAAATGTTTTGAACAATATTTGAATCTGCTCATCATCTCTGAAACGAACACTGTATTCCTGCTGAATGTTGTTTCTTCCAATACGCCCCATCGCTTGTATAATTTTTTCTTGAGTTAATACCATGTCTTTACTCAAGTAACCGTGACAAAATTGATAATTCGTACCATAAATATAATCGCTGTCCGCAATAATCATATATAGTTTTTGCTGATCCGCCATTTTTTTCATAATTTCCGTATATTGAAAACTTTCATGATTCGTAAACACTCCAATACCAAGCAACAAAAGTATTTTCCAGCTATCCTCCACATTTTTCAAAAGCATAATAGAGACGATTGTTTCATCGTCAATATCGCTTGTAAACGATTTTAACTGAGGCTTGACATCTTCGGCCCATTTGTTGATATGCGCTAACCTATTAGGAATGAAGATATCATTCAATGCGGCTTGTTTTATCATGGTTCTACACATATCTATTTGATCCTGTAGTTGTAACAAACGCTTATCTTTCGTCTTTCCCATCTTGTCGTCCATAGTTTTTGTTTTCGTTTTTCCTTTTGAAGAGCTTGCAGATCCACCACCACCACCTTCTTCTTTCATGGCTTGCTTTTCTAATTCGGTTTCAATTTCCTTCTCCAAATGATCTATCTTGTCATTTATATCATTGTTGAATTCTATTTTGTCCATAATATCTTTCATTACAATTGTTGGAATGTTCGCTTGTTGAATACAAAACTTGGCTATTTTATGAACATCCTTCGCCAAGAATATCGTTGGACCATCCGTCAATGTATGTGCATCTTTTGTGGTTACGTAAATGCCGCAAGTTCCAGTATCGCTTGTACTAGGATGTTGTTGTGCAGGACTTTGTTCACTTAGTAAACGTGTCAATGGTTTTCCAGAATGTGTAGTACTACTACTAATACCTGGTCCAATGCTTTGCACTTTTTGAAATTTATTTCCTTTTATATCTATTGTGTCATTGGGTAGAATACGTTTCACCCGAGTTGCTATGAAATGTGCATAAATCTTATCCCAATTGTCCATTTGAATATGTTTAATCACTTTCAAGTAATGTATTTTAATACTTTTCATGTCAATGTCGTCAATGGATCCAAAATTGCGTTCTATTTTGGCTACCGCTTTGATATAATTGTTGGTTTCGCAAAAATGAATAAATTTAGAGGTTTCGTTCAAATCAAAATATCTCAGCAATGTCAAATTATTCTCAGAATGTTCTGCTAAGGCAATAAGCTGACTGTAATCATTGGTCAAGTAATGAGGCATCACTACATAACCGTTGTTATTAATTAATGGAATCGTTTTTCTACAGTCATGACTTACAATGTTATTAATATTTGCATTCGGAAATTTCTCTTTGAAGTCTATTACTGTATCTGTAATTTCATGCAACTTGGGAAGTGTTGCAGAAGAAAGCACAAAATTGGGTATTAAGTTGTCTTTCCAGTTCTGTTTGATGATAGCGTGAAAATCATGTGCCTCGTAATCCAATGTAATCGTAGGTTCATCCCAGTAAGTAATGATATTTATCGCATTATTAAACGCCAGCATGTAATACATGGCGGGAATATAAGATTTTATATCACAAATCATAATCTCCACTTTGTCTCCAATCGTATTGTCTACTTTACGAATACCTCCACTTTTTCGGTCAACGGTATACTCTTTTGCAGAGAAATAATGCAACCTAATTTCTTCTGCGCTGTTGCATCCGAATGCAAACGCAATCTTTTTGTTGATTGAAATGGCTGCTCTAGCCAACGCTAACCCAACGTGTCTCGCAGCACAAACAAAGATTATTTTATGGTTTTCTGAAAGTCCAAGAGGTGTCAATGTTTTTCCAGTACCAGTCGGAGCAATATACAATATCAACTTGGGTTTTGATGATTTAACTGCTGTAAAAATCTCTTTCTGATGATCGTACAATGTAATGTCACAGTATTTTAACAAACTTGTATTTTTTTCAATGTACTCTACCGAGTTGCAAATAATATGCAACAAATCAACGTCATCCACGTATTTATTTAAAATCTGACTAACAATAATTTGAATGATTTTGTTTATTTTGGGAATAGAATTTTTCATCAACTTGAAAATAGTGAAATAATGAAAGAGCCATTTTTTATTATTTTTTTGTTTATTTGCAAATAATAACTCTATTTGATTCAGCAAAACAAACTCAAAGATATGCTGAAGATTTTCAACATTGGAATCGGTTTTGGACAACCGAATTTTGTCGGCGCTTTTAATCGCAATGTTTGGCGAAACCTTTACTTTTATGAAATCAATTTTATAAAGACTAGTAAGTTGATTGATCTTTTCCGCAAAATATTTGTTGTAGAGATATTCTTCCATTTTCTCTGAATGCTCTATCTTTAGAAAGCTAAAGAGCGAGTTATTGTGATTTTGTTTGATGGTTACATCATGGTAACCACTGGTTATTAGTTTGAGAATCTCCTTTTCAGTAATAGAAACAGGTATTTCTACCGATTCCCATTCAGCTTTTGATAACTTTCTTTGGTTGAGGTCCATTGTAAATTGTGTAGCGTAATATAATTATAGTAATTCTATTTGTTTTTTTAGTTTCAATTTTTTTAGAGGGAAGCCAAGTTTTCTTTTTCTAAATATTTGTTATATCTCTTCTTATTTCTCTAACTTTGTAATGAAGTTGTGAAAAATTCATAATAATAGTTATTACCGATCTATATAAAGATAATAACTAATATAACGTAACATGCAACTTGCGAGCATTTTTTTATTTATCTCTTTTATACATTTATGTAATTCATTGAGTTTCATCATTAAAAAACACTCTCCTAGTTTTATGTCACGACATAAACTAAATATGGGTTGTGACTATTATGTTGATAAAGATTTACATGTATATGATAATAATAATGACATAATAGCATATATTAATGTAAATCATGAACCACGTTATTATTGGTTTGTTTCATCGTTAGACGAAGATGAAGATGGATATGATGGAGAATTTGCACAATATAGAGAAAACACATTAGAACCAAGTATGAAGCCTATCGTAATATATAGTAATAATACATTCAATAAGGTGTCTTTTGAAAATAAGTATAAAACAATCATTGAAAATGAATTAAAGTCTTTGAAAAAAACGTGGAGTCATGTAAACAAAATTCTAAAAATAGAAAACAGATATGAAAGATAAATGATAAATGATAAATGATAAATGATACAAATAAATAATTTAAAAATTGAAACTTAAAAAATAATCATTGAAAACATCAATAATATATATCAAACCGAAATAAACGCTTTGCTTGTAGTTAATTTAATAAAATGAACGCAAATAATAACAAACTCATTTCTATTGAAGGCAATATTGGTTCAGGCAAAAGTACCCTATTGGCAGAACTTCAAGAAATATATTCTACCAATCCCAAAATTGTCTTTTTGAAAGAACCTGTAGACGATTGGTCTGAAATTAGAGATGTAAATGGCATAACCATGTTAGAAAAATTTTACGCCAATCAAGAAAGGTACTCCTTTCCTTTTCAAATGATGGCATTCATTTCAAGATTATCTGTATTAAAAAAAGCAATGAGCGAACATAAAGGTTGCATTATCATCACTGAACGCAGCTTGTATACAGATAAGTGCGTTTTTGCAAAGATGTTACATGACAATAACCACATTGAAGACGTAAACTATCAAATTTATTTAAAATGGTTTGATGAATTTTCCAAAGATTTTCCTGTAGATCAAGTTGTTTATGTACGTGCGAATCCTGAAATATGTCATCAACGAATACAAACACGTTCTAGGACGGGCGAGTCCACCATTAGTCTAGACTATTTACAAGAGTGTCATAACTATCACGATGCATTTATAACCCAGTTAAAGTGTAATGTAGTTTCTCTAGATGGGAATGCTAATATTTTTGAAAAAGAAAATGTTTTAAAAACATGGATTCAGTTAGTTAATCGTATTATTGTAACCAATATACACGAAGGGATAATTGTGCCACATATTTCATCAGATTTATTTTAATTTTACAAGTTCAAATATAATATATAATGGCTTAAATATAACATGAATTTATGTATAATATACAGAATGCAAGAACCATTCAATAAATTCAATAAATTATTTGATTATTTTTTTTCAAAGTTAGAAGCATCAGACAATAAAAACAAAAATTATATTTGTAGTGAAGGATTTAAGTTAATTGAACAAAACATAGATATCACTCTTAAAGAATCTATTATGCAGAAGTTAATTATGTTGTTTCCAATGGATACTGTACTTTATTCTAAAATGGGTAATATGTATAAGACTATAGACACACAAAAAGCGATTCTATGGCATACAATTGGATACAGCATAAACCCCATGTGTCAAGAAAACACAATTCATTTATGTCGTTTATTTTTTGAAAACGGATTTATAGACAAAGTATTTGAGTTGAACAAAAATGACTTGTTTCAACATTTTATGGATAACTCGGTATTTCTTGGCATATATGCTCGTTGTCATTTTCAAAAATTATATTACAAAGACGGAATAAAATATTTAGAAAAACTTATAGATAAACATATAAAAAATAACTGCGTTACAAAAGAAGAAAAATTGGAAAAATGGAAAAATTATCATGACATGGGGTATGTTTATTGTGCAATGGGACAACATGAGAAATCTTTACACTACACTAAAATTGCCGTTGAGTTAGCAAATAAATTTAACCTAGACATTTCTCAAAAACTCTTATCATTCAGTAATTTATTATTTTATAAAAATTATGGATACCATGATAATGCAAAAACATACGAAATGCACATTGGAATCAATCAATACTATTCAAATAAAATGATGTTTTCAAAACATCACAAAAAAAGAAAACAACTATTGCAGTCTAATAAATCGTCGGTATCGTCATCATCAAAGATACGTATAGGATATGTATCTGGAGATTATAAATATCATCCTGTAGCCAATTTTATTGTTCCAATACTAGAGAATCATGATAAAACTAAATTTGAAATTTATTTGTATGCTAATCAACCAAAACATGAGATGGTAAACTTGTTTACAAATTTGAAGCTAAATATATATTATATTCACGATCAAACGGATCATCAAGTGTCAGAATTAATTCATACGCATAAAATTGATATTTTGTTTGATTTGAGTGGGCATTCTATATTGAATCGTTTGGGAGTTTTTGCACTTAGTCCTTCTCCTATTCAAATTACATATTTAGGATATCCTAATACTAGTGGATTGAATACAATGCATTATCGTATTACTGATTACGTCGCTGATAATACCCTAACTACTCAATCTTATAGCGAATCCCTGTTACGTGTTCCAAAATGTTTTTTGTTATATAAAAATGTCCTTTTGAGTAGTCCAGTTACTCCTAAAAAAACAGAAAACACAATTATACTCGCTGCTATTAATAAAGAAAACAAAAACAGTACTTATGTTATGAATACATGGAAAGAAATTTTACGGCAATGTCCAAATACAAAACTCATGATAAAAATAGAAACTTTTGATAACAATGAGGAACGTATGGAATATTATACTAAGCATCTAGAAACAAGGGCTGATCGGATTATTATTATTAACAAGTTGCAAAACAAAGAATACAATGAATTATTTACAAAATTTGACATTTTACTAGACACCTTTCCTTATTCTGGAACAACTACTACTTGCAATACTTTGTACAATTCCGTACCAATGGTTACCCTGTATCATAAAGATTATCATTCACATAATGTATCTGCCTCTATTTTATCAAATGCATCGCTTTCAGAACTCATTGCGTATTCAAGAGATGAATATATTGATATCGTAAAACAATTAGTAAACAATCCCACTCGTATAGATCGTTATAAACGAGAAATTGGAACTAAATTTGCAAAATCAATGGAGCCTTCTCAATTTATGGTTCATTATGAAAACATTTTGTTGAACGTTTACAACAAACATTATTTTGATATTCCCTTTTCAGAAATACCTTGCGATAATGATATTTTTGCGAGTTTATGTAGAGATATCAATCAAACAAGTATGGTTACTCTTTCCAATGACTTATCTGTAAACTGCAAAAATGATATACCTAATATAGATGACTCGGACTTAGTTACAAGTTGTTGTCCATCTATTTTGTTTATTTCTGTATTTGATTACGGTTCTTTAGAATTGGGATTAAACCATTTATACTCATTGAAAAAGTGCAACATATCCAACTATATGGCTTATGTTACGGATGATGTATCATACCAAACAATAAAATACCATAAGTTTAATGTTACCAAAATACCGTATACTAACACAATTACTAGTAGTTCTAAAGATTTTGGAAGTAAATCGTTTACTGAATTTTCTTTTGTAAGATATAAAGTAATTACCGAACAACTAAAACATTATGATGCTGTATGGTACATGGATGTTGATACAGTTGTTTTACAAGATTTGAACGTATACTATGAAACTTATAAAAATGGAAATACCAAATACGATATTATCTATCAAAACGATATTCATGAGATAAAACATTGTACTGGATGTGTACTGTATTTTTCCAATGAACGTACTATTAACGCTACACAACTTATTTATAATGAAGCGAATCCAAACATACCAGATCAGCACTGTACCCATTATTTTTTGAAAAATACCGGTAAAGATTTGATTGTTGGATTGTTTGAAAGCTATGAATTTCCAAATGGATTATTATATTTTGATGATGAAGATATTATAGAGCTACATACCAAATTTCGTAAAGAAAAGGAAAACTATATAAATAATAAGAATAAAACGGTCGCATTTGTTCATGCAAATTGGATGATTGGTATTGAAAATAAAATACGTGCTTTGAAAAAAAAACAGCTATGGTTTGTAGATAACCATGCCAATTATGTTATAAATATATGATAATCATAATATATAATAAATAATTATATAAACATTTTTTGTATATAATTATAACTTTTATCTACAATGAATACATTTTTGAAGATGAACAGGGGTGTCAAGATAAATAAACCAAAGCATATAAAAATCTTTCCGGAGATTACAGAAAATAAATATATACTGAAGTTTGATGGTTGTAGCAAAGGTAACCCAGGATTAGCTGGAGCAGGTGCAGTCATTTATTATAATAACAACGAGTTATGGTCATGCAGTAAATTTATTGGGAATAATGTAACCAATAATCAAGCAGAATATCATGGACTTATTTTGGGATTACAACATGCTATAAAAGAAAATATTCAACTCATTAAGGTTTACGGAGATAGTCAATTGATCATAAAACAAATGAATGGAGAATATACTGTAAAGTCTCCCTTATTGATACCTTTGTATGAAGAAGCCAAAATGTTAGAACCTTATTTTATTAGTATTACCTATGAGCATATTTACAGAATTGATAACACTCGTGCGGATGAATTAGCGAATGCAGGAGCAGCAATACCGCTAATGTTGCCTAGTTTATAAAATGTATAATTAAGTGTTTAGACACACGTATTTGATATCGTGATGTGGAGAATTATATGTATGTATGTTCAAACTTTTTAAATTATACTTTATAATATAACTATCCCATATTTCATGCAAGTTTCTAAAATCATAGTCATCCATAATTAATATGGTTCCTTGTTTAGATAATCTATATGAATTTATAATATCACTATTAGCTACTTCTGTAGAATGACCACCATCTATATGTATTAAATCGTAAATATCACTAATATTTTTTAGTGTTTTTGTGCTATCGCCAATTACTATGGTTAACCTTTCGCCGAACGTTTCTTTTAATTTTTCGTAACAAGGCATGGTGTATTTATGTTCTCCTAAGTCAAAACATGTTACATTTATGTTAGGATTAGATAAAAGCATGAGTAATGTTGAAAATCCAGAATTAAACCCGATCTCCATAACATTTTTTATATTTTTATTCAATACTAAATTGCTTATGTTTTTAGTTTTGTTTAAAAACGTATCCGTATATGTAGTAGTATGATGTAACATAAAAATATTTCCTTCTAATAATTCACCACAATTTTGAATAATTGGTAATAAATGGTTGTTAATATACATTTTTGTTTGATAAATGTTATTATTTATAGTACTTTCTTTTATACTATTCAAAAAATTAGTCATTTTTACTATTTTGTGATCATAAACACCAGGTCCTCCAGGAAAATGATGTATGACTTTATCACTATAAATATTATAGTCATTATTAACAACGATTGATTTTAGAAGCTTGTTATTATATAAATTATATTTAAAAGCGTTATATATTATGTAAGGCTGATCATAGCATGAAAAGTTATACGGTCTTTGAATAATATCTTCATTTATTTTATTAAATAAATATTTGATTTTTTCGCAATTATTAAATAGTAGTATTCCACTTGTAAAAGCTGTTTTATCATTATAGTTATTCACTTCATCGCCAAATAAAATGTTTCCCCAATAATCATAGTTACTATAAATGTCTCCTTCTTCTAATACATATAATATATCTTCTTTACAAACATCAAACAATTGGTTTATATTGTCCTTGACTAAAATGTCAGTATCTAAATAGAGTACTTTCTTGTAATTTATTATAGAAGGTAACTTAAAGATATCTAGTCTTGCTTTACATGATTTATCAATATCATTATATGTGTCATTTATTTCAAATTTAACTTTATCATCATTAAATAAATGACTTTGTTTAATCATACGCATGAATGGTGTTGAGGTATAAACTAATATATTCGTATTTTCATCTAAATTTCCGTAGATAAATATACTTTCTAAAAGAAGATAAAACATGTCAACATATTTTTCTTGGTTGAATACACAACAAAAAATACAATTCATATATAATAATATTATAGTGTATTTAATCCATTTTGTCGTAGTTTGTTATAATTATTCAAACTATGTTATAATAACTTAAAGAGTTACTAGTTAAATTATTCAAGGGTTCATAATGAAAATCGTCCGCCTTGGTATGACAGAAATGTCGTTACTTTTTTTAACATTTATTTGTAATAATTATAATTTAGATGATGCTAGTAAAACACATATTTCAAATATTATTCTATCTTTGGTTAATTGGTTATATACTACATCTGGTTATTATGACAAGTCGGTAAAAGGGAACCATTTTAATTTTGATATTACTGCATTAAACTCTAATTATTATAATTTTATAAATCATTTGGAACAATCAGTTGGTAATTGTAACATTACACAGGCATTTGTCCATGAAGGATATATAATGAATTTATTAAATACATATAAAAATGATTTTATGAAAAAATATAATATTACTACATTTAACATATTGAATGGTACTGAATTTCAGGATAGATTGGATGATATTTTTAGCATGATGCATAATAAAAAGGTTTTAATTATTTCATCATTTGACGGGTTAGTAAAACAACAATATGAATCTGGAAACCTTAACAAAATTTATGTTAATTTTCCAAATTTAATTAAACTGGAAACAATAAAGTTCCCCTATTGTTTTCATAATAATGGACCTCATAATAATTACTTTGAAACATTAGATACGGTATTTCAAGAAATAAAACAAATAGATTTTGATATAGCTATTCTTGGATGCGGGGCGTATGGACATATGCTTTGTCATAAAATAGATACTGAATTGAATAAGGATGCGATTTATGTAGGAGGATCTATACAGACCTTGTTTGGTATAGCTAGTTCTAGAGAGAAACAGCATGGGAAAATCCAGATCAATGAATATTGGATATCAGATATTCCGGCTGAATATAGACCAGTAAATTATCAACTAATTGAAAATGGATGTTATTGGTAATGTATTCATGGGTTCTATAAAATATTATTTACAAAATAATATTTTGTTAGTTATTCAATACTCATAATGTAGCAAATGAACATTTAACATAGCAGGAGGTTTGTATTTTAATATATCTAACTCTTTGGAAGTAGTTGGAAAATCTTCTGCTCCATAAATGTCTTGTAATAGTAACCATTCAAACATTCCTCCCGCGTAAACATAAACATTATAAAACCCGAGAGATAGTAATTGTTGATACTTTTTGTATATTTTCTCATCATTGGAATTTTTACCGTAAATAATAATGTGTATATTTTTATTCATATACAAATGTTTATTGATAAGTTGTTCTTCTTGATAAATAGGTATTGTATTTATAATTAAACAAGATTGTTCGTTTTCATTTAAGGTATTGATCAATAAATACAACTCAGGCGTTTTAATAACTGTTTGAATATCCTGAAAATTTATTTTTCTGATAGATTGGGTATTTCCCATTTATTGTGTAATCAGTTTTTATATTTATACTTTTTAGATGCATTAAATATAAAATTTATCTAATTTAATTAAATTGTACCACAATTTCCACTTTTTCTTTTTTAATGCTTTTTGTAGCAGAAATAGAAAGCTCTTCGCGTTTTTTACGCGTTTTAGAATTATCTATTACAATTTCTTTCTTCTTGGAGGTGCTGTTACGACAATTCATATCTTTCTCAATTGTCTCATAATGCTCTGAAATATAATCTATTACTTTATTTTCAAGTGCCCACTTAAAAAAATTTAACTGTCCTATTGTTGTTTCAATGTACTTATCCCCTTTATAAGGAATACTAATACGATCCCACCGACAAAACGGGTCAAATCGTTTCTTAGAGTACGCTTTTAATTTCAGTTTATAGTCTACATATACTTTAAATCTTCTTTCTACATTATTATCGGTTTCATCAATACTGTACAATGTGTAATATTTCTTAGCATAGTTGGTTGCAAACCAGTCTACAATACGAAGGGAAATGCGTGATTCTCCAGTAATAATCTTTAGCATGCGATCTAAATTGTCTTCATTCTTATAAAAATCCATTAAGTTATTTAATAATAAATCATTTTGTGTAGTGTACAATGTAGAATTATTCATTATTTATTTAAGTTTTTAAATCATATTTAAGTCTTTTTTTTATGGATAATATATAATGGTCTTTATCTTTTCATATTATACAACTATGGTTCTTCGGAGTCTTCCCGCTCAAAAGTTGTATTTCTAGGTTTTAAAAACATATCTCGTGCAACCACATCTTTCACATAATCGGTTGTTTGTAAAAACGGATTTGTACCTCGTTGAAACAACATTTCGCGGTCTGATATTTTGTTATCTAAATATTCTCTACGATTCCCTGAAGGATTTTCATTTCTAGAAAAAGTTGTATCAAACCCATTTAGGGATTGATATATTGCCGTCTGTGAAACCGCATCTTCTTCCATAATTTTTGAAGGCTGCAGTTCTTGTAATATTTCTTCTACTATTTGTTGTTTTTGTCTTCTTGCTGATTTTAAATATTCTCCTCCATTACTCCATCGCCATTCTATTATGCTCATTTATAATATACTACATTTCTTTCATTTTAGGTTTTAACTTAAAATGAAATTATATAAAGATTTTCATTGATATTCCAGTAAACCATCATAAATAAAAATATAATGGATTATTTCTTTTTATCCATAATTGCTTCTATTTTTGTAATTTTGGGATACTTACCGGAATTATATGATATTATCAAAACAAAATATGCGACGATGGAAAACATAACCATTTGGTTTATTTGGTCGGCTGGTTCATTGTTTTCCATAACCTATTGTGCGCTAAACCAAGAATACTACATCATGTCTACCCATGTAGTCATATTTACAATGAACTTTACCACTTTTTTATTGAAATTCTATTATGTAAAGATATATCCCAAATATACAAATACCAATATTTTGCAGGATATCACTTCTAAACATGATAATATTCATAGTAATCATGATAATTTAGTATAATATTTACTACACTTTATTTTTTATTTTCATAAAGTATATGAAAATTCTTTTTAGAACATTAGCATTTCATTTATTGTGTATCATTTTTTTTACTTTTTTGTATCAACAATTTTCAACTCATTTTGCTAACAATGACGGAACACATTCATACAATTCATTATTAGACTTTGTTTTATTAAGTACGACTGTTCAAGCAGGAGTAGGAGTATCTGACCTGTACCCAATAACCAGCATTAGTAAAATAGTTATGATACTTCAGCAACTACTTATGTTATCTACTCATGTATTCACTTTGTATATTTTCACATTATAGAGACACTTATAATCTTGAAATGAATAATAACTTATATTGTAATAAAATTGAAACACTTTTTATAGATAAATGTTCTATAAAATATAAAAGATCCTTCTGTTAAATTTAATTCAAGTAACTATGGGTGCAACTGCTAGTAACTTGCAGAACAAAGCATACAAATTCTTAAACTGTGGATGCATTTATTGCTATGACTTTTACAATAAAGACATACAATTACTATGTCATTGTTACAATTGTCTACAAAGCCTTAAGAACAACACATTTAACATTGATGTCATACATGAATTGACGTCTGAAATCTCGGAGTACAATGATGTAGCAGAAGTAATCTGTAAAAATAATTATGGATGGCTAACCCAGACGCTTGCAATCCAAGAAGCATCACGATTGAAAATGAGAGGAATTGATGAGTTCCTTGTAAATACCAACCTTTTACACAAGTATGGTATTAACTGCAGTAATTTACGCCCTTGAAGATTTAGAGCAACGCATATTTTAAATGCCGACTGTATTACTCCTTATAAATTTTTACACCTTTGCACATTCTATAACCAAAATTTACACATTCCTGAAATATATCAACCTTTTGGGTTTAGCACAAACGTGCTATTTTACATCTTCAAGGGTGTAAAAAATAAATATAGTACTATAAAATTGGTTATGTAAATAACTAAAATTATTTATATAACTAAAGAAAATCATTCGTTCATTTTTGTTTTAGATTTATTCTATAAAATGCATACCAGACATGTCCCTTAAATATCGTTTAGAACTACTTTCCACCAATAGTCCATTTGCATATACCCCGTAATTCATGTAATCATTGTAATTTTCTAAAGAAAAATGATATACTGTAAAGGTACCTTCTTTTTTATAAGGGGTTGCCCTTTTGTCAACACAAGCGGGTAAACGTGCTTTTGCATCCGTCAAATAAATTCTGCCTAATACCTTTTCAGTTTTTGATCGTTCTCCTTCCTTGAATCTATCCACCAAAATAGAATGATGTCCTGTAATGATCAAGTCCTCAAATAATTCAGGGTATTGTTCCATAGAACATTTATATAACATGCGTTCATTATGATCGTCCGATGATGTATTGTATATATTTTGATGACCAATCATATGAATTGGCAGAAATCCATTGTTCAACGTTTTTATAAAATCACCTTTTCGTAAACTTTCAATTACTTTATATTCTTCTTTACGTGTTTCTTTATTAAAACACAGAATTTTTGTACCTTTTGCAAAACAAGGGAGTGAATACGTTACTTGAGCATTTGCAAATCCTCCAGGTGTTGTTACTGTTATAGTTGCAGGACCTGCAGGTCTTGCAAAAGTTATAATTTTTATTTCCGTATCACTAACGGATACTGGTGTTAATAATCTTCCACCTATTGCAACAGTTAACGGGACTATGAAATTTTGTCCGGCAATGGTTACGGTTTCTCCTCCTAATGTAGACAAATTATTTGGGGTAACACTAGTTATTATTGGAGGAGAAACATACCGATAAAATGTATTTGGTATACTTGTTCCTACTAAAGTGGTTACTGTTACACTGACCACTCCTTCTGCTTTTGCTGGAGTTATCGCGGTTATTGCGGTTTCACTTATTAATGTCACTGAGGATGCTGGACTATTGCCAAATAATACACTTATCGTTGTTGGATCTATAAAACTTGTTCCTGTAATAGTTACGTTTTGGTTTCCTGACAATGGACCTTGATTAGGACTAATACCTGTCACTGTTGGAGGAGTTATACTGCTATAAGTATTAAAATTGGTAGGTATATTGCCTAATGATGATACATTTGGTAAATAGGATGCATTTCCTTGTTTAGTAGATTCACCAAATATAGTGTTTGATATATTTCCTAATGTTGGAATCGGGTTACCTAAAAATGTAAATTGTTGTAAATTTGGGCAAGTTTTAAATGCAGAATTACCAATATTAGTAACACTAGATGGAACAGTAACTGAACCAGTTAATCCTGAACAACCTGCAAATGTATAGTCATCAATATAAGTAACACTATCAGGAATTGTCAATGTTCCGGTAAATCCTGAACAACCATCAAATGCAGAACTGCCAATGTAAGTAACACTATCAGGAATTGTCAATGTTCCGGTAAATTTTGAACAACCTACAAATGCAGAAAAGCCAATGTAAGTAACACTATCAGGAATTGTCAACGTCCCAGTAAATCCTGAACAACCATCAAATGCATTATCACCAATACCAGTAACACTGTCTGGTATTAATAACGAACCAATTAAATTTGAACATCCTCTAAATGCAAGACCACCAATAATAGTAACAGCACTTCCGATGGTAAGCGTACCTGTTAGACCTGAACAACCAAAGAATGACCTGTTACCAATCATAACGACACTATTTGGAATTATGAGTGGTCCTGTAAATCCTGAACACCCTTCGAACGCTCCTATAGGAAAGGCATTATTACCAATACGAGTAACAGTAGATGGAATAATCAGTGAACCGGTAAATCCTGAACAATTTCTAAATGCACCATCACCAATAGTAGTAATATTAGATGGAATGACGAGTGGTCCCGATAGCCTAGAGCATCCGTTGAATGCAGAAATACCAATAGAAGTTATGCTATTTGAAATAGAGAGTGTTCCAGTAAACCCTGTGCAGTTAAAAAATACACCACCATCCATATAAGTAACAGTATCAGGAATAGTAATTGATCCAGTTAAGCCTGAGCAACGAGCAAATGCACCAGTACGAATAGTAGTAACACTAGGTGGAATAATGAGTGGTCCGGTAAACCCCGAACAACCATCGAATGCATTATCGTTAATAGTAGTAATACTATTTGGAATAGTAAGTGGACCAGTAAATCCTAAACAATTTCGGAATAGATTATTACTAATAATAGTAATACTGTTAGGAATAGTAAGTGATCCAGTTAATCTTGAGCAATTATCAAATGCCTCGCCACCAATACTGGTAACACTGTTAGGAATAGTAAGGCTACCATTAAACCCTGAACAATCTTTGAATGCATTATTGTTAATAGTAGTAACACTGTTAGGAATAGTAAGTGGACCAGTAAATCCTGAACAATTTCTAAATGCATTATAATCAATAGTAATAGTCCCTGTTCCAATAGTAAGTGTACCATTAAATCCTGAACAGCCAAAGAATGCACCATCACCAATACTAATAACACTGTTAGGAATAGTAAGTGGACCAGTAAATCCTGAACAGCCAAAGAATGCCTCAATACCAATACGGGTAACACTATTTGGAAGAATAAGTGATCCAGTTAGATTGAAACACTGTTTAAATGCATAATTGTCAATAGCAATAACACCATTTGAAATAGATACGCCTGTTAAATCTAAATTATTTACAAATGATCCCTGAGGAATAATAGCTTGAGTTGGCGGCGAGTCATATATCCAAGTTGTACCAGATCCAGAAACACGCGTGTATACAACGTTGCTAAATGTCGCAGTTGCGCCTTGGTCGCTACTAAAAGTCAAAACAATAGGGGGCATTATATATTATAGGTATAATATTTGTATGTTTTTATGCTTATAGTTATGAAATCATGACACTATTTCAGGAATTTATTATTAAGTTATTTTCTATTTTGAATCTTCAAGGATTTCAATAAAATTATGTTTAATAATATTCAATTTTTTGGTAAACATAAATGCATCTTTAGAAGTCCTTCGTCGCTTTAAATTACATTGCAAACATGATATTACTACATTATCTATGTCGTGTCCCTTGTCATTGTCAATACGATCGAGTGTCCATTGCATTTGTTCTCTAACTATTCCATAGACTATGTAAACTTTTCGCGAACAATAATGACACATCAATTCAGTTTTATCTAACAACTTAATAACATAGTCTAAGGTAACAAATGTATCTTCTAAAAAAACCTTTTTTAATAAGTCTTGTTGTTTATAATTGGTTATTTTATTTTTTATTTCTTTTGTAAACAGTAAACAATCTTCATTTATTTCATTGGCTTTGTTGTCGTTTTTTAATGTTGACAAAATTTGAATTTGGGTTTCATGTGTGTATTTTGTTAGATCTATTCTTTCTTGTAGTTTTCTGTTGTGAATTTGTTTTTTATTAAGTAATTTTCGCATTTGATAACGGTTAACAGTTCCATTTATAGATACTTTTTTAGAAGTATTTATTGTTTCTTTTCCTGTGGTTTCTATTTCTTCCATATATCGTACTATTAAATAGTATATTATTTTTATACTTATTATAATAAATGAATATAGAAACTAACTATAATAATAATGGTTTTATAATATTATACAAATATTCTACAAAAATAAGTTAAAATTAATCTTACATAATATACTATAATGAAAACCGAAAATCAAGAAGACTGTTCTCAAATCAAAACCATGAAATACAAAAATATTATTAGCAATAGTTTGCATAAAGAAACTAAATCTTCCAACGATTTATCTAACTTAGACACTTTTTTAGAAAATGAAAAAAAACACAATATAGCTGAACCATGGTCTAAATTAGATAAAACAGTGAAAATCAAAAAGATGTTACTATTTGCAGAACAATACAAGAAAGAGAACCAATTGGAAGAAAGCGAGTATGAACATTTATTACGTTTTTTAAAAGATTGCCTAGACCGAAAAAAATTAAATCGTGTAAAAGATGTAACTTATGATAAAAGTACTGGATTTATCAAAGATATTCCGGGGTTATTTCACAACAAAGTAAAAAATCATTTTACTATTAAAAATCTTGAAAAACACGTATCTACATTGAAAAGTTTGGCGCCTAAAAAAACGCATGGAACCGTTAAAAATATCATGACTGATGAAAAAACAAAACAAGACTCGGATGAAGAAGACTAGTTCCACCTTTTGGAAAAAGGCGGAGCCCAAAAACAACCTTTTCCACCTTTTGGAAAAAGGCGGAAAAACTATATAAATATAAATCCATATATTTATATAAAAATGTATACTCATGAATTACCATTATTAGAAAACATCATTGATCAAATTATTCCAATAAACACTCCTACGTTTACAGAAAAAACAGCAGTTGATTTTGTAGAATCTATTTTACAACTAATGGAAATCTATATTCAAGAAAATCCTCAAGCTATTAGTGAACCTGATTTTCACGAAGACTTCCAAGAACAGATAGAAGAGTTAATATATATTACCTTTGAAAATGACTTGATATTTAATACAGAACTTGAAGATGATCTAGATGAAATGATTGATGAATCCATGGAAATCTTTTTTAATACATTTATGCCATGCCGTTCATTTCCAGATACTAGGGTTCTTTTCAAACCAAATATTCCAGTCCTTCGTAAACAAATTGCGTATTTACGTTCAAAACCCCAGCCTACGCAACGAACAAATGCATGGTACGAGTTTCGGCATAACTTGATTACCGCAAGCAATGCTTACAAAGCATTTGAAAGTGAATCCGTCAAGAATCAATTAATTTTTGAAAAGTGTCAACCTATGAAAAAAGAAGAAGATACTGCAAATATGTCAGTTTCTTTAGTAAATGTAAACACAACTTTGCATTGGGGGCAGAAATATGAACCTCTTTCTGTTATGATATATGAAACCTTATATGAAACAAAGATAGAAGACTTTGGATGTATTCAACACGACACGTACGATTTTTTAGGAGCGTCTCCCGATGGAATCAATGTAGATGTAAACTCCGACAGATATGGACGAATGCTGGAAATAAAAAATATCGTCAACCGTGAAATAGACGGTATTCCAAAAAAAGAATATTGGATACAAATGCAATTGCAAATGGAAGTATGTAACTTAGATGAATGTGATTTTTTAGAGACTAAGTTTGTAGAATATGACACCTTTAACGATTTTTGCAATGATACAATGAATGAAACAGGGACAAACAAAGGATTAATTTTATATTTTTCTACAAATGAAGGAAAACCTTTGTACATTTATAAACCATTGCATATTGTTGAACACCAAGAAATCATTCAATGGGAAGAAGACACAATAGAAAAATATCAAACCGCTAGTGTAAATTGGATAAAAACCATTTATTGGAAACTGGCAGAAATAAGTTGTGTTCTTGTCTTAAGAAATACACGTTGGTTCAAAGACAATATCAAAGATATAGAAACGATTTGGGATATTGTTAAACAAGAGAGAGAAACCGGTTACGAACATCGTGGACCTAACAAACGGATCAAAAAAGAAGTTCTCACATTAGATCAGTGTTTTTTGAATATGAATGTTGAAACAGAAAAAACAAATACAATAAATAAACTAGTTAGTATTTTGAAGAACACCGTTAATAATTAGTGTCAAGATAAATAGGATAAAAAAGATAGTTGACTTAGTATTTCAAAAGTATCTTCTATACAAGTTACTTTGTGTCCAATAACATTTTCATTAGTGATCAATCTATAATCATTTCCATCACGGTCATACTTATCTCCAAAATAATGGATTGTATGGTAATCTTTTAGTAACGTATCTAATACCTGAACTTTATCATATTCTACTGGATATATAGCAATTCCTACTTCACCTCCTTTACATATACTTAAACTAGACAAAACATTCATTTGTGATGCCTTATCTTTTAACCGGGACAATAGTTCTAAAATATATCCATTTTTTTTGTTGAGATCAATAAAATATTGTCTTTCCTCTTGAGTTGCTGCCATACCAATTAATGAAATATATATAATACCATTACGTAAGTCTATAAAATTTCCACTAAGCATATAATCAACTGTTGATAAATAAGATAACACTTCTTTTATTAATATATTTATTTTTGGATAAAGTTCATGGTTTCTTATGTTTTTTATATAAATTTCTTTCAAACAGCAATCACTTACTGTATGATAAACACATCCACATTCAGTGAAGTAATGTTTGCATTCAACACCATCTAATTGATGTAATATTTTTTCTAACTTTCCTCCACCAACTATTCCTAGATCAAAGTTGTCTTTTAGACTCTTTAGCACATCAGACATTTTGCTGTCTATTTTTTGACCAGAATGTGCAAGTGTTCCATCAACGTCAAATAATAGTAAAGGTCTCATACAATATATTGTACTTCCTATTTAATAGTTTATACATGTAAATATATAAACTACAATACGTATAAATAAATTATTAAAAAATATAAGATTTATATAATAAAAAATAATGTCGTTTGAAAAACTTAAAAAACAACAAAACAACCTACAAAACAATATACATTCTATTAATATGCAAATGTTGGTCATTCAAGAACAAATTGAAACTACGCACAATCTCTCTGAGCTATCTTCTCATATAGAAAAAAATTTAGAAAGTGAATTTAGTAAACTTGAAGAATTATGTATTACTATCAAAGAGAGTCTGAATAAAATAGAAATGTTACTCAAAAGATCCAATAGTAATTCAAGTCAAACTGTACGCGATATTCACGCCTACTACTCTAGTATAAACCAGGAAAGTCATTGGTAGTATGAGGAAAGACATTTACATCTGTTCTGTAATAATTAACCCGTGGACCAGGACCATCTGGCGACTCTGGTAAAGGCAATACAATATTGCTTTTATTTTCTTGGTCCTCGTACAAAGCTCCACAAAATTCTGCACGTACGCACGTACCTTCGTCCGGATTTTTCCAGTATCGTAAATTGTTCGTTATTTGTTTGTAAGAGCCTTCTTTAAAGATAGGATAATGCCACCAAATTTCACTGTAACTGTTATCTGATACATTTTTATTACCAGTATACTTGTAGTCTCCTGTTAGAATAGGTACTGTATCTGCACGAGGATAGAGTCCCGCATGATCTAAACTATAATTGGAGAATCCATTTTTATTTTTTAAAGAATAAAGATAATAAACTAGACGACTTGCTAAATAGAACACAATAGCTATCATGAATACACTTCCAACCATTTTCATATTTTTATATAGTTTACTCATATATAATAAAAACAAAATATATTGGGATAAGGGTTTAAAATTATAACTGGCAGTATATATATAAGATTTAATTGATGAGTATAGATGCAACTGTTATAGACATGATGGTTATGAAACGTAATGGCAAGTTAGAAGAAATCGCGTTTGATAAAATTTTAAAACGTATCAAAAAAATTTGTGTGGAAGCAAACATTCAGATTAACCACTCTTCTTTAGCTATGAAAGTGATTGACCAATTGTATAACAATATTCCTACATCTAAAATAGATGAACTTATTGGAGAACAATGTGCTACTATGGCTAGTCAAAATCCCGACTATGGAACATTAGCTTCTCGTATTATTATTTCTAATCATCAAAAAAACACGTGTGCATCTTTTTACATTGTCATGAATAAACTCTATGAATTTGAAGATAGTAATAGTTTACAACAGCCGTTAATATCACAACAGTTATGGGACTTTACACAATGTCATGCGAATGAAATTGAAGAAATGATTGACCACAACAGAGACTATTTTATAGATTATTTTGGTTTTAAAACATTGGAACGCGCATATTTATTCAAATTACATGGAAAAATTGTAGAGCGAGTTCAGCATATGTGGATGCGCGTTGCTATTGGAATTCATGGAGACTTACAAGATCAACACAGTTTGCATTTAGTTAAGCAAACCTATGATTTAATGTCTTGCAAATATTTTACTCATGCTACCCCGACACTATTTAATGCAGGGACTCCGCGCCCTCAACTAAGCTCCTGCTACTTAATTGGAATGCAAGAAGACAGCATTGAAGGAATTTATGATACATTGAAAGACTGTGCCATTATTTCTAAATATTCAGGAGGTATAGGTCTACATATTCATAATATTCGCTCTAAAGGTTCTTTTATCAAAGGAACAAACGGAACATCCAATGGAATTGTCCCTATGTTGCGGGTGTTCAACAATACTGCACGATATGTAGATCAATCTGGTAAACGCAATGGTTCCTTTGCCATTTATTTGGAACCATGGCATGCAGATATTCAAGATTTTTTAATCTTAAAGAACAACCATGGAGATGAAGAGTTGAAGGCAAGAGATTTGTTTTATGCACTGTGGGTTCCTGACTTATTCATGAAACGAGTCAAAGAAAATGGTAAATGGACACTGTTTTGTCCTCATGTTTGTCCAGGCTTAGCAGATGTATATGGAGATGAATTTGTCCAATTGTATCTACGTTATGAGGAGGCGGGTAAGGGTACCAAGACGATCAATGCTAGAGACTTGTGGTATCAGATTTTAGATTCTCAAATGGAGACGGGGACACCTTATTTATTGTACAAAGATGCTGCAAATAAAAAGTCTAATCAACAAAATTTAGGAACTATTAAAAGCAGTAATTTATGCACGGAAATTATTGAATATTCCGATGAAAACGAAACCGCGGTATGTAACTTAGCTTCTATCGGTCTTCCTACTTTTGTAAATCCTCAAACGAAAACGTTTGACTATGACAAACTCCATGAAGTCACCAAAATAGTAACGCAGAATTTGAATAAAATTATTGATATTAACTTCTACCCCACCGAAAAAACAAGAATCAGTAACATGTCTCACCGACCTATTGGTATTGGTGTTCAAGGATTAGCTGATACGTTCTTTTTGTTAGACGTACCTTTTCATAGCGATGAAGCAAAACAAATTAATAAAGACATTTTTGAAACTATTTATCATGCTTCTTTGGAAAAAAGCAATGAAATAGCGTATGATAGACATGTGATTGCAAAGGATAATTTAATATTAAAGAATAGAAATACAGGGTCTTATTTTACCGGAACAGGTGTTAACATAGACGGGCATAACTTTACCTATAAAGAATTACAGTTACCAGTCAGTTTAGCTGGATCATATAGTTCATTTGTAGGATCGCCTGCATCCCAAGGAATTCTGCAATTTGATATGTGGAATGTAATTCCATCTGATCGGTATGACTGGTCAAGTTTAAAAACAAACATAGTGAATTATGGATTACGTAACTCATTACTTGTCGCACCGATGCCTACTGCAAGCACATCTCAGATTTTAGGATACAATGAATGTTTTGAGCCGATTACAAGTAATATTTACAGTCGCCGAACTTTAGCTGGAGAATTTGTGGTTCCCAATAAATATTTGATCAAAGAGCTTATTCAGTTAGGTATGTGGAACGAACAAATCAAACAAAATATCATTGCTAATAAAGGAAGTGTGCAACAACTAACGATGCTTCCAGAACATGTAAGAAATAAATACAAAATTGTTTGGGAAATTCCAATGAAACATTTGATTGATATGTCTGCTGATCGTGGAGCATTCATTTGTCAAAGTCAAAGCTTAAATTTATGGCTTGAAGATCCAAATTACAATATGCTGACATCCATGCACTTTTATTCTTGGACAAAAGGGTTGAAAACAGGTATTTACTATTTACGAAGAAAGGCAAAACATCAAGCTCAACAATTTACGATTGAACCTGAAAAAAAAACTAGTAAAGATGAAATAGAGGAAGAAATATGTGAAATGTGTAGTGCATAGGGGACCCAAGGTTCCCCTCAAACCCCTCCTTTTTATACTTTTTCTCAGTTAAAATTCCCGTTATAATATCATAAACCAAGTTAAAAATTACTTGAATAACATATTATTATGACAAAATTTATAAAATTAACAAATTATATAATAAATATAAATCATATACATAGAATAGTTATTAAGCCAAATAAATATTATATTCATCTTGTGAGTAATAAGTTTGATGGGTTTAAATGGGATGTTGGTGTAATTGGAATTGGCACTATTGCTTCACATAATTCTGAAATTGAAGTATGTGAAACTAAACATCCAATTGATTACAAAATACTTTCTGAATGGATTGATAATTATTAGTGGACATAATGAATGAGAAAAGGTGTAAAAAGGTTAGTATTTTTGCCTCAACCTTTCCCAAAGGTTGATTTTGGGCTCCGCCTTTTTTTAAAAGGTGGAACATATACCAAATGTGCGTCTGTGCCATATAGTAATACCATGCTCTTTAATACCATCTATATGTCTTTTTGCTCCATATCCTTTGTTAGAATCTATTCCATATTTTTCAATTAATTCTGGATTTTCTTGACACAGTTCTTCAATGTATTGATCTCGGGACACTTTCGCCAAAATAGAAGCTGCCGCAATCGCCGAATAAGTATTGTCTCCTCCTTCAATGCAAATAGAACGGAAGTTGCTACAAAATGGCTCTGGATCCAACCCCTTTTCTTTTGTAAAAGCTTTGAAATAATTTCCGTCAATAAGTAACTGATACTCCTGTTTTCCTAGACTATTAAAACAATGTTTCATTGTTTCTACGATACTGTGATGCATAGACCTTTGTGTTGCTTGTAGAATATTGATTTCGTCGATGACAATTTCTGTTTCAAAAGTTACAGACCAAGCAATTGCATTTGCTTTTATGTATTCAGCTACTTCTAATATTTTCTTTTTGCTATGAAATTTCTTGCTATCTTTCATTTTGGAATGGTCAAAACTATTATCTTTAGGTAAAATCACAGCCGCTGTGTAGACTCTACCAAACAAAGGTCCTCTACCTGCTTCATCCACACCAATTTCAAAAATGGAAGGATCTTCACGAAAATAGGGTTTTAATACCTGTCTATGAGTCTCCCGTTTCTTTCTCGGGTTTGGTTTAATTTTAACACATTCTTGTTCTTGTTCTTGTTCTTGTTCTTCATCGTCATCTATAATCTCTACTGCTACCGTTTCTCTTTTAGTACTCATATCTATCTATATTATCAAATTATATGTTATTTGACAATATATTTTGTATCAATTTTTTACAATAATAAAATATTTTCACAATATAAAATATACAAAATGAACGCCAAAACATTATTTCTGTTTCTCATTTTATTATTTGGTCTTATTTTATGTTCCTTTTTAGGAGGTCGTAATTGTATGACAGAAGGAATGACGAATAATATCAGTTCACAGACATTTACTTCCGATAGCGGAGCAACTGCGACCATAACCGACCAGAATGTTCTAGTGTTTACAGATACCAGCGGCTTTATAACTAAATATGTATACAGTGAAGATCAACATAATCAATATGGTACGACATCAACCTATACAGGTCCCAATGGAGGAACGGCAGTAGTCTTTCAAGGTAATAACGGGGTTTCTACTATTCAAATTACTGGTCCTAATGGTGAAAACATGACTACTCTTACCCAGAGCAACAATACTAATATTAATAATAATAACAATAACCAAACGGATACTGAAACGACCGATGATTCAGGTTCTGACCCATCCAAAACGAACTATGACAATTATAATCATTATGATAAAACTTCTTATCCAACGATTTTTTATGGTCCAAATGGAGGAACTGCACGAATTGTAAAAACACACAACAATAACACCATAATTACCACAAGCAAGAATGGAACCACTGAAATCTTTTATATAAATAATAATAATCCAAATGTTAAAGTTGCAACTTACGAGGGACGAAATGGAGATACTGCAAAAGTTATTACAACTAGTAATGGTAAAAAAGCGGTGGCTATTACTACCAAGGATGGTTCCAAAATCATATTCACACAAGATAACGCCCATGTTTATAATAGCCAAGATCAAACCATCAATGATACAAGTGACCTTAACCAATATTATAGTCCTAACAAAGAGTACACCAGTTATCCAACGAACAGCTATAGTTCCAATATATATTACAATTCTTTGCCGCAAGGCATTCCCAAAAGCCAAATCCCTCCAGGACAAGAAGACTTGTATATTTTAAAATCAGAAGTTGTCCCGCCGGTTTGTCCCGCATGTCCTGAACCGGTTGTCCAATGCCCTGATAACATGGATCCCAGCAAAATCCCGCCGTGCCCTCCTTGCGCTAGATGTCCTGAGCCAGCATTTGACTGTAAAAAAGTACCAAACTATAATGCATTCAATCCCGATTATATGCCTGTTCCTGTATTGAATGATTTTAGTGGGTTTGGTATGTAAACATATCTCAAATATAAAGTAAAAATATTTTTATTTTTACAAATAAAATATGTTCAATGATATATAATGGAAGATTATCTAGAAGAAAATTATACTTTAAATAAACCAGAAGAAAATTTAGTAAATGTCTATGTAGAAATTGAACAATTTAGCAATATTAAATACGAGTATAATAAAGAAACAAACCATCTAGAAATAGACAGACTATTGAGTAAACCATATGTATATCCTTATGCGTATGGTTTCATTGTAAATACACTTGCTGAGGATGGTGATGAGTTAGACATTCTCATCGTGTCAGATCACAAAAAGAATACATATACAAATGATAGTTTTTACAATGTATACATTATTGGTGCATTAGATATGGAAGACGAAAAAGGTAGAGACCCAAAGATTTTGTGCGTCTCCAAAGAAGAGTATGTTAAAATAAAAGATATTAACGATTTGACTGATACCGTTAAAAACAATATTTATAGGTTTTTTACCAACTATAAAAACGATGTCCCTGGTAAATGGAGCAAAGTTACACAGTTTATCAATAAACACGACGCTGTCAAATTATACAAAGAATCCAAGTTATAATATACAACATGATAGTTTTTATTGAAGTAAAACACTTATGTAAATAGGTAACGCCACCAAATAGAATGTACTTAGTAACAGGATAGTCCAGTTATTTTTTATATAATGTTTCATCTTTTTCAAAGGTAGATTCAGTTCTTTTTCAAAATGTCTCCCTTCTTTACCACATTTGGTTTTATCTTGTCTACAATTGTCTGCATATTCATAATGTATCTTATCAGAAATAATATTTTTTGTGCCGTAATTGTGACATTTACCTAACGATGATCCAAAATCAGTTCCATCATATGGAATAAAATGAATGCAATTCTTACAACTTGGTAAATTTCGGTTAATTATAATTTTACTAGATGAGATACAACCACGAGGAAATGATAATAGCGCCGGATATAATAGAGGAGCCATTGTTTTCAATTTCATTACTAAGAGGTATATTTATACTCGGGTGATTATTTATATCCTTTTCCGTGTTTTTATACATTTCTTGTCCATTTGAAAGGTAGAACCTCTTTCTTCTTGAGGAACAATTTTAATGATACATTTTGATTTTTTCCCATATAATGGTTCTGTACATCCTTTTTCTTTTTTAGAAGTGTTTTCTTTGTTTTCTTTCTCAGGGAACTTGAACAGGTGAGATTTTGTTTCGTCTAACGTACATCTGGAACGGAAATGTTCATATCTTTCTCGCACGTCACAATAAGACAAGTGTGATTTTTTATTCAGCATTTTATTTATCAACTCATGCAAGTCATAAACATAACGAGAAAAAGTTTCTCTACTCTCCATTGATTTTATGGTTAAAGGTAAATGTTTGTAATTTTTGGTTAAATTCATGCGACAATATTTGCATGGCAATACATACTGCAAGGACTTCATAAATTCCAAATAATGTACTTTGTCTTCGTGTGTTGGATGAATCGGATAATTAAAACTCATTGTGTGTAAATAATGCCACAAAGAAGGTCCCCAAACAGTCGTTAGCATACCATCTCCACTTTTATAATCGGTTTTAGTGAATACTCTTTTGCTTTTTCTGGTTTTTAATTTTTGTTTTATGGTTTTATTTTTTATTGTTTTAATGGACTTATGATTACGAGTTTGTCTCATAATAATGAGAAAGAAAAAAATAAAACATAAAAAATAAAATATCTATGTAACATATATCATAAATGAATAATAATATTCATTCCTATATAAAATCCAGTCAGCACATATGTATTTGTTCTAGTGTATCTATTGTGCTAATACTTTTATTTATAGTTAGTCCTTTGAATCAATTCTTCATGACATCCATCTTTGGCAAAACAATGATTCTTATTCTTTTAGGATATACGTTATACTACAACATACAACTAACAAATAAAATTTCTAAGGATTTGAATGTATATTTGTTAGATAGTTTATGGAGTCCAGTTAAATCCAACATTATATGCAGTTGGATATTTTCACTTTTTTTGATTGTATTAATACTTTCTATTGTACGCATACTTTTTAGATAAATATTCGTTTAGAAGACTTTGTAATTTATTCTTAAATAATATATATATGTTCAAAAATAAAATGTTGCCCAATTTAAATTCTAATTCTAATACTCAATCATTTGGCGGAGCACAAAATACAAGAATGTTATCAGTTCCTGCATTAAAACAGTTAAGTTGGACAACGATTGCTATCTACGTTGCTGTCGTTATTGGATTAACTTTTGTTGCTTACTATTTATACAAACAGTTTACAAATGCATCTACGGTTTCATTTAAACCCAACAGAGAACACGTACCCGTCGGTTCAATCCCTAGCGGTCAAGCAGAGTTAATGTTATTTTATGTAGACTGGTGTCCTCATTGTAAAACGGCAAAACCTGAATGGGAAAGTTTAAAGAGTGCGTATGAAAACAAACAGATTAATGGATACAATATTATTTTTACGGAGTACAATTGTACCAATGAAAGTGCAGAAATAGAGCAACTCATGAATAAGTATAAAATAGAAGGTTATCCTACTATTAAGTTATTGAAAGATAACCAGATTATTGAGTATGATGCCAAACCTACGAAAGCCACTATGGAACAATTTTTAAATACTGTCCTTTAAGGTGAACCAAGGTTCCCCTATGACCCCTCCTTCTCCAAATCAGCCAATATGTATAAGAGAATAACAGCGTATAACGCCCAAAGAGCTTGCCATTTGAAAACAAATACATAACTTGACTACATACATGGTACCCAAAATATTATTTACACAATAATATTTTGTAACATAAATTATTCACTTATATTGGCTGATTTGGAGAAGGGAGGGGTCATATGGGAACCTTGGTTCACCTCAATCAATTTCTTCAATCTTGGGCTCAAATGCGGTTGCTTCTTCTTGTACTTCTGAAGAAGCGGACTTTGTAAAGGGATCATCTGCAAAAGAAGATGCTGGACCAAACTTAGCAATGTATTCACTAAGTTCCTTTTGTTTCGCTTCATACTCTTCCTTCGTGTACATTGTATCTCCTGATAGCATCCATTCGTCTATCTCTCCAATCTTCTTCAAAATGGTTTCCTTCTCTTCTGGGTTTATTTTACCCGACGTTTCGTCTTTAAGCATGCTCTTCATTTGGTACAAATACGATTCCAAATGATTCTTCGCCTCTATTTTTTTCTGGATTTCTTCATCTTCTGCCTTGAACCGTTCGGCTTCTTCCACCATCCGGTCAATGTCTTCTTTAGAAAGACGTCCCTTATCATTGGTAATGACAATCTTATTACTCTTGCCAGTTGATTTTTCACATGCCGAAACATTTAAAATACCATTCTCATCAATCTCAAACACAACTTCAATTTGAGGAGTACCTCTTGGCATAGGCGGAATTTCGTCTAACTGAAATTTACCTAGCAATGTATTCTGCTTCGTTAAAGCACGTTCTCCTTCAAATACTTGGATCAGAACTCCTGGTTGATTATCAGCATAGGTAGAAAATGTTTGCGATTTCTTAGTAGGAATTGTGGAATTGCGATTCACAATCTTGGTCATGACTCCACCAGCAGTTTCTAAACCTAAACTTAACGGACACACATCCAACAACAGTAAATCGGTTAGTTTCTTATCCGTAGATCCTGTTAAAACAGCTGCTTGAACAGCCGCACCATAAGCCACACATTCATCCGGATTGATTGTCTTGCAAAGTTCCTTTCCTCCGAAAAAATCCGACAGTAATTGTTGGATCTTTGGAATACGGGTACTTCCTCCTACCAAAACAATTTCATGAATGTCGCTCTTAGACAGTTTTGAATCGGTTAACACACGTTCTACAGGAACCATGGTACTCTTAAACAAAGCATCACACAAATGTTCAAACTTGGCTCTCGTAATAGAACTATTAAAATCAATCCCTTCATACAAACTATCAATTTCAATGTTCGCCACATTTGCAGACGACAAAGTTCTCTTTGCACTCTCACATGCTGTTCTAAGACGACGCAACGCTTTCTTGTTGGTTGACATATCCTTTCTATGCTTGCGTTTGAATTCGTCCACAAAATATTCCACCAACTTAGAATCAAAATCTTCGCCCCCCAAATGCGTATCTCCTGCGGTGGCTTTCACCTCAAACACACTCTCTTCAATGCCCAGAATAGATACATCAAAAGTTCCACCGCCACAGTCAAAAATGAGAATATTCTTTTCACTAGTGTATTTTTTATCTAGACCGTATGCAATAGCTGCTGCAGTAGGTTCATTGATAATACGCAGAACGTTGAGACCAGCGATGGTTCCTGCATCTTTAGTTGCTTGACGTTGCGAATCATTAAAATATGCAGGAACTGTAATGACTGCATCTGTTACTGTATGACCTAAATAGGCTTCAGCAATTTCCTTCATTTTGACAAGCACCATGGAACTAATTTCTTCTGGGGCAAACACTTTGGTTTCACCTTTGTATTCTACTTCAATATATGGCTTGTTATCCTTATCAATAACTTTGTACGACAAATGTGACATATCGGATTGAACGGTTGAGTCGTTGAACTTTTGTCCAATCAAACGTTTTGCATCAAATACTGTGTTGCTTGGGTTTTGGGAAACAGATGCTTTCGCGGCCTCTCCAATTAGCCTCTCTTCTCTTGTAAACGAAACATAAGAAGGAGTCGTTCGGTTTCCTTGATCATTCGCAATGATTTCTACATGATCATTTTGCCAAATACCTACACATGAATAAGTCGTTCCTAAGTCTATTCCGATTGCTGTTGTCATTGTTAGTTAATATATATCTCCCTATTGTTTTTAAATATTTTTAATAATAATATTTTCAACCTTTAGGAAAAGTTGATTCTAAACTAGTTAATGTTTTGTCGTCAGTTTTAAGCCACTTTTGGGGTCCACCTTTTTCTAACAGGTGGATACCCGTTTCAATCAACACTTTTCGTTTTTCAGAAGAATAGATACTTTCTTTTAAAAACATAGGCGACTCTTCTATCTTACAAACTATTTCATGAGGAATAGGCTCTGATGGAATACTATTTGTGATGAAATTCATGGCATTCATGGAAAATCTCAAAATAAAATCTAAAATAGAGGAATCTTTGGTAATAATATTTGCGTTTCTTGTAGCGTGTTCGTTATTTTCCATGTGTTCACTCTTTGGGTCGCTTTTACAAATAGTATAATTCAAACCAAGTATTTCTTCTTTCACAGGATGATCTTGCAAACAAAAAGACAAGGGATAATTCGCCATGACTCCTCCATCTATAAAACATTCATTCTCTACACAAATGGGCATAAATACTCCAGGAATAGCGCAAGACCTAGAAATTGCGTCGACTAACAACATATCTGGATTTAAATCATGACTCAAGTTTACCGTTTTAAATGTATTTAACTCAAATGTAAAAATATGCAAATCTATTTTAGAATATTCGTAAAATTCTTTCAACGTTATTTTCAAAGATAAGTCCTTTGCTTCTAACAAAGGTTTCAATGCAGTTTCTATTATTTTGTTATCATAAAGACCTTTGTTATAATAGGCTTCTATGATCTGTTTTCCCGATAACTTGAATATATCATGCCATGGACGGTTAATGATATAATTATTAACTGTCTCCCAGTCATAATTTAAGCAAACAATTGTCGCTAAAAAAGAACCTACAGAAGTAGCATAAATGCTTTCAATATCTTCTAATTTCCAAAAATTGCGATTGTTTAATTCTTCCAAAATACCCAAAAATTGAAAGCCAATGGTTCCTCCACCAGATATAACAAGATGTTTAATGGGCATTACTTAAAAGACAAAATATAACTTACTTGGATTCAATGTTTTTATATTTTTATAAACATACAAATATAACAAATATACATATGAAATAAAGAATAAGCTCCACTTTTTTTTCTATGAAATGTGTAAATGGCAAATATTTTTACATTAGAAAAATTTGACGGTTTTTCTGAAAAAATAAACATTGATGAATTGTATGAAACAAAAAAAAACAATGATTTAAATAAATTAGCGTTATTTCAAAAAATATTAAACCGTATACACGTACGTATTAAGCTAACCTCCAAACAAAAAAAGAACGAACAATTTTGTTGGTTCGTTGTCCCTGAAGTTATTATTGGTGTTCCAAAATATGATCAAGGAGAATGCATTGCTTATATCATGGATAAATTGAAAGAAAACGGGTTTTTGATTCGTTATTTTCATCCAAACACACTGTTGATTTCATGGCATCACTGGGTCCCCAGTTATGTTAGAAATGAATTAAAGAAAAAAACAGGAATTGTCGTCAATGAATATGGAGAAAAGGTTGCCGAATCCCAGGAATCTGGAGAAACAAAAACACTTACACAAGGTGACACTATGACAAACAATTTATTTTTTAATTCCAAAGATAGCCAAAATAATAAACCGGTAAAACACTTTACTCCTATTCACGCTTACAAACCAACTGGCGAGTTTCGTATATAACTCCACATATATTTTTTTACTGTAAATATTATTATATGATATTATTGTATAGAAATGGTCATAATCAATAAAAATAAAAATACACGTAATAGAAGAATACAAAATAATAAAACCAAAAAGACTAGTAACTATTTGAAAACATTACCTAACAATTATAATCATTTTGAAAATAGTTTAGAAAATAATAAAGAAATAAAAAAAATATTAGGATCAGATGACTATCAAAAGTCTTTAATCAAAGCGTTTCGTACACCATACGCTCCTTCTAAAATAACTGCAAGGTCTGACTACTATGACTATATTAATTATTCTTGGATACTACAGCAGACCAAATTAGCAAACAAAGTTAAAAAATTTTATCCACAAATAGACAGTTTTCGCGTAACGCAAGAAAAGGTATACTATGAACTCATAGATATTGTGAAAAAATATACAAGTGATAACAACACTCAAAAATCCAAAGCTATAGATAATGTGTATAAATCATTTCTAACATTAAATGAAAAAACTGCCCAACAAAATGTCTACGACAGTATAGAAACAATAGATGCTTTTATAAAAAAGGGTGATTTGTTAAGTTTTTTAGCTTACATTAACAAATGCGAAATGGTATCATGGGCTTCTCCTATTGTATGGACAATGGATCCTGATAGTAAAAACTCTAAAATATATAGAAGCACTATATCATCTCCTATTTTAAGTATTTATGATTATGAGGTTTATATTGAAGACACACAAGATGACCAGGATACCAAAAAAAACAAACAAATATTTAAGAATAAATTTTTCCAGTTTATAAATCGTATGTTTGATGAATGTATTGGAAAAAATCACGGATTAAAAGCACAAGACATATGGGATGTTGAGTATGAGATGTTGATTGCACTAGGTTGTAATTCAGTGAAAAACGATTCAGAAGACTATTACAATGTTGTTAAAAATCATGATTCGTTAACCAAATATGGCTTTGATTGGGAATCCTTTTCAACCTATTTAGGATTTAAAAAAACGCCTGATTTTTATATTTGTACTAGTCTTAATTATTTAAAATGTATAATGAAAACCTTGCATGAAAACTGGAAAACACCTAAATGGAGAACTTATTACATATATATGTATGTAAGACAAATCATGCGTTTTCATAAAAAATGGAGATACGTATACTACGACTTTTTTGGAAAATTCATGCGAGGTCAGCCCATTATTTTCCCCGATCAGTTGTATCCTGTTTTTGGATTATCTATTTGCTTTAACACTTTTCTAACCAATGAATATGTAGAACGTAATAAAAAGGAAGAATATATAAATTATGTAAATAATATGGGACAAGATTTACTAACTGTATTCAAACGTATTATAGAAAGAAATACATGGTTGTCTCCAAAAACAAAAAAATATGCTCTTTTAAAATTAAAATACATTCAACTAATTGTTGGTTCTCCAAAAATATTGCGCGAAGATCCAGTGCTTAGTTACAGCGATAATGATCCATGGAATAATATGCATCTTATCTCTCAATGGAGATTTAAAAAATACATTGAACTAGAGGGTCAAGAAATCATTGATATTCCTACCGTGGATTGGTTTGATTTTAAACTATCCGGGAAACAAGCGTATATAGTAAACGCGTTTTATACTCCTACCGAAAATTCTATTTATGTTCCTTTGGCTTATTTACAAAAACCCTTTATAGACTTAGATGAACGAGGTATTGAATATAACTTAGCTCATATTGGTTATACGTTAGCTCATGAAATGAGCCACTCTTTAGACGATATGGGCAGTAAATATGACTACGTAGGCAATTTGAAAAATTGGTGGACTAAACATGACCGAAAAGTATTCAATCTTAAAGTAAAAGATGTAATTAAACAATATGAGACGTTTGCTGCCTACGATGGTATTAAAATGGATGCTTCATTAAGTATTGGTGAGAATTTAGCAGATATATCTGGATTAGCCATTTGTACGGAATATTTAAGAGATTTTCAATTGAAGAATCAAGACATTATATCGATACAGTTTTTGTCTTTTGAGGCGTTTTTTACTTACATAGCCATTCAAGCCAGACAAAAAATTTATGATAAGGCAATTAAGGCACAATTGAAAATAAATCCACATCCTATGGATAAATACAGAACCAACTGTCCGCTAGCTCGTTTAAAATTATTTCAAAGTATTTATAATATTCAAAAAGGCGATAAAATGTTTTGGCATTCTACAGATACGATTTGGTAATCTACCTTTTGATAAAAAGTATATTCAATACGGCATTACCAACCACTGTACATAACAAAGGTTCCAGATTGTGTTTTAATATTTTATTTTTTCTAAATATATATATATATGTCTACGATTGTTGTTACTTTTAGTCAAGATCAAGGACTTACTGCGACCTTTGGTGGAGTGGTGTATACACGACGATCTGGATCCTCTGG